ATAGATATAATATATTGTCCGGTCACAATTTTGTTAGTTGCATCTACAACTACTTTAAATTGAACTACAAGTATACAAAATTTTTAGACGATCTCAAAATTCTTTTAGAAATACACACCAAACAGTAAAAACGTTCCAAGTGACTTTACGTTATTCGGGTCATCCGCTTTTAATGTGATCGCAAGTGTGCCATCTGTATTAATATGCCACAATAGGGAGACTGTTTTATTAATATCCGTGTCTGAAGCATATCCTCCGGTTTGCATCCGAGTTCTTCCGGTCGTAGTAGGGAATGTTCCTACAGGAGACATGCCCGATACATTCACTCTGGTTTTATTCGTAGGAGTCCACGAAGTGAAATCTGCAAGCAATTGTACCTTAACGATACCTAGATATGTCTCGACACTTCCATTGATGGATACCGGAATCGTATCCGTACCATCCAAAGTCATTGTAAAAATAGCACTTTTCTCCGTTTTCGGTAAGATAAATTCGAGAAACCTTGTACTTATGGCTGAGGTAGCTTTCCACAATACACTGAACGCTTTATCATAAGCCATACCGTTAACAGGTTTATTTTCTTCCGGATTTTCTTCGAAATTACGAAGTACCGGAACAGTTTGTTTTAGTAGGGCGCTTTGGTATCTCGTAATGGTGTTCAATGTTTGTTCTACAGTTCCATTACTATTTAGGGAATACATGGCAAGAATAGCGACAAAATTACTTACTCCTGCCGGGTTGGAAGTAATGACCAGACCTTCGTTCTTATAAACCATTTGGTTAGCAGCCTCCATCGAAGTACCATCTTCGAACTTAGCTCCGGCTATATCGTGCGAAAAATCAGTAGCATACGTTACTTCTTCTTGTTCTGCGGTAAGACATACATAGACTTTTCCACTACCCGTTAAAGCAGTGGTAAGTACAGCCTTCGAAGGATTAAAAGAGCAGCCTTTTACTTCCAAATATGTAAAGATAGGAGTAACAGAAATACTTCCAGATTCGTAAGTAATAGAGGTCATAAAATCACTGAGAACCCCTACCTTTTCATCAAGGGAGTCCATTTGATATTTGAGAGCCTCAATTTGTCTGTTAAGGTCTGCGGATGTGATTAAATTCGGAGACCCTTTAAAGATGGTCCTGAAAATTTTAATCGCTGCATTAAACGGTTTATTTATGATCTTACTCATGGAAATAGGTGTTTAAAAGTGGGTGATAATAAAAAGAATCTCTGGTTGCATATGTAAAGTTGATCGTCTTATTTGGAGAAAATCCTAAGAACTGACCTATGTTGGTGGAGATGAAACTCTTGATTAGGGAAGCTTCTGTAGGATAATTCCCGTTAAAGTATCTACTTTGTATGGAGATGCCTAAAGACACTGCCGGATTAATTTTTGAGGAATCATCTACTAAGCAAAGTTTGGGGTCAGTGCTGTCATCCACGATAAAACCTTGTACCTTAGAATCCAGTAATAAGGTGATCGGAGCAGCATAAAATTTAGAGTCGTCCACTGTAACACTTCCTAAGGAGAATACACTACAGAAAAATTCAACTCCAATTTTACTTCCTCTAGTTCTGAAAAGAGTGTCTATGTTTAAAAGAACCTGTAACAATACAGGTAACGGAAACTCCACCGGAACGCTGTTAAGTCCACAGTCGATTAATCTCTTGACAATCCATTTCTTATTTAGGTTGACCGCATTATTGTTTACCCGAAGTCCTTCAGAAATTATTTCGGTTTTAAGTTCTTGGACCAGATCCATGACGCTTAAAAAGTTCCTGGCTTCACCTGACTCCAGAACTTGTTCGGGAACATACTCACTAAACGACATTTGTCCTAACCTCCACTTTAGTTAAATCAATCGGTGTAAATATCTCAGCATCTCCTAAAGTTAAGTCAGGCATTACACTCTCGGTTTGTCCTTTGAGCATTTTAAAAGTGACACTCTGAACTCCGGCAACAGAAGATCTTATAAGAAGGTCCATATCGGACTTTATCAGAGAACCTCCGTAGGTAGCCTTTACAAGTGGGTTTGTAACATCCCTTATAATTTGTTGCACGGAGGACATAATAGCCGTTTTATTATAATTGGGTGCAATTATGCAGTCAATATATAATTTATCAGCAGAGAGGCGGGAAAGCACGTTTACATAGGTGTTAGGCGTATACGTGGCAACATAGCCAGTCATTACATACGGAGCAAAATTCTGATTAATATATTGTTTCTCAGAATCGTTGGGTTCTTTAGAACCTGATACCGGAATAATCCGGTAATTTACTTCTCTACCTATGACAGATACCTTAGATTGTCGAACAAACGAAAAACTATTAAGAGTATCCTCGGAAATTTTTTCATTGATGGCTGCGCCTTTCGTACTAAAATACAAAGGAGCCTGTTGTTTAATGGAAGTAAAGGAAGCAGGATAAGTGCCTCCGGAAGCTTCTGCAAGCATAGTGGCAGAAGTAGCCTGTCTATTAGATAAGCTATCGGAAACAGTAGCTTCAGTTTTTGCGATGTTACCATCCGTACCGTTACATCTACGATATTCAACCCGGATACCTTTGCCGACTTTAGGTTGTACACCAAGTCCGTTACTTCCGAAAAATATGCTGGCAGAACCGTCTTCTTCCGGTAATACCATGTAGTGCGTACTTGTAGGACCGGAGGTGCCGAAATTAGCGACTCTGGTGTATATGATATTGTCTATAATTACTCTCAGACTGTCTATATCAATGTTTTCTTTACGTATCAATACAGAATAGCCGTTATAAGTAACATCCTCGGCAATCTGTGTCCCTTCACGCAAAGAAAGGGTCTTCGTTAATGCACCGCTAGCGGCTTCTACTGCAAAATCGGTGTCATTCGTGAATTTAGAATCTCCGGCACTAATAACAATATCCCCTCTCCGGTACGTAACAGCAGATCCGGCAGCAAAAGTTACCTGAAACTGTGCAGTAGCTCCTTTACACAAAGTAGGTCTGAAACCTAAAGAAGAAGCTTTGGCAAACGCATTGCTGTAAGAACGCATTTTTTGGAGAATACCTTCATTGGCGAACGCATTAAGATACCAAAAATCCTTTTCGGAAAAAACAGCAAAGAGTTCCACTAAGAACTCTCCAAAATCGGACTTACTTCTATCAGTCCATTGCGGAAATAAAACATCGGCCAACGAATGTGCCTTATCAACCATCTGTATCATGGTGGCATTTGTCAGCAGATCTTCATCCGGAATAATCAGCATTTTGGAGTACCTCTCTAACTTTTGAAGGAGAGCCAAGTCAAGTCCGGAAAAGTATTGCAATAATTCTTCTTTTGTCTGAGCCATATTTAGATAAATGTTACGTCTCGTATTTCAGTTTTTGTATCGTCCGGGGATGTATACTCTACCATCACCGCATAAGAGGTACGTCCTTCAAGATAGCCAATATCTAGGTTCTTTACAGTAACATAAGAAACATACTTAGAAATCCCCCTGCGGAGATTCCCAAGTATTAATGTTCTATTTGCCAATAGATACGAAGCAGATTTCTGCAATAGCGTATAAAAACCGGCTCCGTAATCAGACGTATAAATCCGGAATTTATCGAAAATGCAATAAAACCAAATAGCATCCCGTGCTTTGGTAGTTCCGTCAGTCAGCAAAAAACGTCCTCTTTCAAGAGAAAATCTGCTAGGTAGTCCTTTTGGCATAATGTTAGTCCTCCTGTTCGGTTAGATATTGGTAAATGTACACGAATCCTTCTCCATTGATGGCGCTTTCATTAGCCTCCATCAATATTTTATAGTCGGCCATTGAAAGAGGGATAATCTTCATCGGAACCTGTTCGGCATTAAGTGCAGCAAACATCTCGTTAAGTTTGATGCCGTATTGCTGGTTCATTTTGGAGAATCTGTCGCTTTCCTCCGGAGTAAGATCTTCACCATTGGTTTGTTTCTCCTCCAGTTTTTTATATTCTTCCGGGATAAATCCGTCATAAGCGAGTTTTCGTTCCTCTTCCAATTCTTTAGACTTTTGTATGATCGTAAGACCATTCTTTACAAGAGCCATTTTTCCGTTAAAGGACATTTTTCCGTAGTGGATTGTCTTTAAGACACTGGACAATTTCTGAATATCACCTTTGGCCATATCAATAACCAAAGCAACATTTTTCTTTTCAGTTACTTCTTCGTTTTCTGCGGGTGCAGTTTTCTTTCCAGACATAATCAATTTTTTAAAAGGTTATTCACACAAAGTATTCGTAGGGAGCTCGGAAAATTTAGCAATTCCAAGCAACAAAGCTTCAGTAGCTTCAACCTGTTTATCCGCGTAGGATTCATTTGTAATCCGAACTACCGATTCATAACTAGAAGCAGGAATCATAGCTCCGGAACTTCCGGCATTGTTATTGTACTCGAAAGTTCCAATAACAGTTTTGGAAGCTTTACTATGTACGTTTCCTTTAAAAGAAAGAACTTTTCCTGTAGTAATAACCAACTCGGTACCTACCAAGTTCAGGTTCTCGCTAACAACGGTAGCATCCTTTCTAGTTACATTTACCAAATCACCATTGTCTACGGTTACACTAATAGCTGCCATAAATACGATTTTTAAATTAAACAATTAATTCTCACGGTGCTAAGATAGGCTATTTTTAGGAAAAATGCAAAAGTTATTTAGCTCTAAACAAAATAGAACCTGCTTGATAATTATCTCCTAAGTATCTAGCCGTATAATTCACATAGTTATTCTGTGAAGTCTGCACACGAGTAAATGATTGAGAGTTGAATGTATACGACTCTCCCTGTGACAGCATTTCTCCGATCGGAGCAGGAGATAAAGACTCACCCATACCGCCAAGGAAAGCACCGACTGGCTCTGATTCAAGCATAACTGAGAATCGGGCTTTCTCCCATGCTCCCTTAATAGACGTAAATGTACATTCCAAATGATATTCATTTGCAAATTCATTAACGACCTTGTACTCGAATTTAAAGCTGTTCGGTTCAGGTTTGGCAAGAGTCCTAATTTCATGTGCTGTTTCAAGGTGACTCTGGTTCAGTGAAAAAATCGTGGTATTGACCCCCACATACGACTGTTCAGATGCTTCAGCCATAGAAGCGACCATGTAGACATCCACCTTACCATCGGGCCATGCAGGAATATCAAGGGTAACTATGTATTCTTGCGCCATCATCTCCATCACGGATTTATTCAAAGTCCTGAATCGGAGTTCTCCGTTTGCCTGGTGCCGGACAATACAACCGATATAAGCAGTTCTGATAAAGTTTATTTCATTCAAAGAAATCTCAGCGTTTTGTTTTAATAGAATAGAACACCTAAATTGTGCGCTAGGATAAACTGCCGGGTCAGGGTGCATGCTAAAAATAGTGGGTGCGTTGTGGTTATATCCTATATAATCAGTAAGTCTATAAGGTTCTGAATTTCCACCAGTAGGATAATCAAACCCCCATCTTGCCATAGGTTGTCCGGCAGAGGGAAGTGCGGAACTACTTCCGGATTCCGGCAAAACAATTCCAAAATTACCATTAGCGGCTTTATACCATTCAGGATAGTTATCTGTAAACAGTTGCGGGTACTTCACAGGTTTTTTCCTACTAAGTACATTGATCTTATCTTTTACGGCAGCTCCGCAAATATAACCGACATCCCAACCGGAACTAGGAGCTGCAACACCCAAAACATAATACGGGTCAGAAGCAGCGATAGGAGCTGTTATCTTACCATTAGCGTAAGCCATCGCAACCTCCTTTCTTTCTACTTGTTACTGCACCTGTGCATACAACAATGCCACAACCCGTTAAAGAGATTATATCCAGGTCTCCTTCTATGATTGTGGCATTTGTCAGGTCATACTTACTGGGGTCAGCCAGTGTTGTTACGTCTAGGGAAAGCTCGCCCCCCCCCTCCACTTTGTCAGCAAATAAATTGCCTTTAATCAATAAATCTACTTTTTTCATACTAGCTATTCATGCGATTAATAGTTACGACTAATCTTGCAAGTTCTTGTATCTGATATTGCCACCAAATAAAGATGACTTTTTCTCTTACATAGGAATCCCATCCATACGTGTCTACTTCAAATTCAAAAGGTATGCCCGGCATTGTGTAGTGATCTCCGGCAGCAACAGTAGTTTCAGGGAAATCTTTTTTCCACAATTCAAGCTCTCTAACATAATCCGTACTGTCCGTATAATACCTATACATGGCAATGGTAGTAGCCGGCAAAGTTCCCCCTGCGTAGTTCATGGCATTGATGATAGGTGTGAGATTCATAACCTTTAATTGATAAGGTTTGCTGACCAAATAACGTAGGACAGCCTGACAGCGAATCTGTAACAGGAATGGATCGCTGGAAACGTACTGCATCTCAAATATGGTTTTGGTAGCTTCTGTATTTCTAAGACTTACATACCTCCCCAAATGGTTTTTCATGTAAACATGGCACCAAAGCTTACCACCTACCGTACCTCCCAAACGAACTTCATCATCGGTCCACTGGATAACATTATTCTCAGTAGTGACAGGAAGCTCACGCTCTACATACGTTGCATTAGGATTACTAGGGCTTCTAAGATTAACCACGAACCGGATATAATCGCTGTCAAAAGCGACCTTATTAAAAATATCCGGAAGGCATAAAGCACCGTCTCTTGATTGGGGAATATGGACGGTCATCCTGAACCCTTTATTAAGACCTACTTTTTCAGGGACTCCTACCGTAAACAGGTCTTTGGGCGCATTGTGATTGTAGCCTTCAAAATCATGAAGTCTGTAATAAGTATCAGGTTTTAGATACGTCCATACCGGATCAGGAAGATTGGGGTTTCCCACATTATTTACCTGGTCCATCTGGAATCCGGCATAACCGTTTTTACTTCTCCACCAATCCGTACTATAAGGTACGCTCGTTCGGGTATCTTCGATTTGAAAATACCCAGACTCCAAACTTCCTAGAAGGCTATCAAGTCTGACAGGTTTATACTTCGCATGGGAATTAACAGCGTCGCTGATACAGAGAGTACCAAGGTCATCTGAAGAAGCTCCGATCGTATACTTTACATCATCTATAGAAATAGGAGCCGTAATTTTTCCATTACTGTGTGGCATACGACCTCCTATTTTTTAGCCCATGTTTGACCTGTTACCACAACAAAACCGTTATAAAGAAAATTATCCACTTGGATAGTTCCCTCTATAACGGTTGCAGTTGATATGTCTATACTCTCTAGAGTTTTCTCGGAGACATTACAAACAAGGTTGCCCCCCCCCCTCCCTTGCGGGAGCAATACGTCCAAGAGAGATCAAATCTCCCTTAATTACTAAAGTTGCTTTTTTCATTGTCTTTGGTTTTTAGAGACATACTCTTTCATACTGTCTATATTGGTAGCAATACCATCATAAAAAATTATATCTTTCGAAACATGTAATGAACCTTCTAAGTACAGATTAGACCTTTCATCTTTCTTAAAATAGACTCTGTTGATGCGTTCAACAAATTTCCTATCCCTCCATTCTCTGTAAAGTTTAAATAAATTTTTCATAAGCTATTCATAAACAAATAATACTTGATAAGAATTTATAAAGTCCCTAGGCACTCTAGCAGGATCGGATGTAAAGGTTTCCACATTGTCTCCGGCAGAATAACTTCTAAGATAAGAAGGTCCTTCCCTGAAATTAAACGAGGTAACAGTCAGAGAACCTTCATTGCCAGCAGCAGAAGATCCCCAACTATAGGTCATACTTCTGAGAGTCTTACCATCTGTAGTAACACCTGAATTTAATCTGTACGTACCGCTAAACCGGGTAGTATTGTTAGAAGTAACTCCTTCAGCCATCGCAAATACATTAACTCTACCACTAACTCTAACACTCGCAGTTATAACAGGTTTAGCCGTAATAGTGACTGTTATTTCCCCTTCAACCGGAATATAGCCTAGTGAATTAAAGTCATTAACAGATCCGCTACCGATGTACAAACGTGTCTTATATCTGAATACTCCAACACTAGCTGTATTAATTGTCAGAGGCACAGAAATAGTGACTGTCCCGGAACTGATAGCTACAGGTGTACTTTGAGCCATTAAAATACTTCCATTATAGACTCTGGACTGAAATAAAGTCGCTCCGGAAATTTTAGCCCAGTTATAACTACCCGTGTTGGGTTTTAAGGTTACTGTATAAGTAACAGACCCACTTCCGGCACCTTCCGTAAATTCAAGAGGCTGTCCTCCGGGGAAAGGAGCAGCAGCGTTATGATTATACCCATCAAAATGATGAAGGCCGAAACCATATCCTTTATTCCTATCTCCTAGAAAACGTTTTAACTCCATAATAAGAGGTCCGTCAGCACTTGTAGCAGCCAACCATTCTCCTGGACTTTCATTGGAATATAAATTCCAGTAGGGGGAAGAATCGGCAAGAAGTTCTCCACTGTTTACGGTACCTCCGTTTTCTACAATGTTGAACGCATAACCACTCTTTCCACCTTTCTTTGCTTTTGCGCAAAGAGTGCCTAAGTCATCACTGGCACATCCAATCGTCAGTTTTACGTCCTCAATACTTACCGGAGCAGTAATTATTCCGTTAGCGTGTGACATATTACTTCTGTTTTAGTTTCTTCAGTTCAATATTGAGTTCTTGCACAGTTTTTTCAAGCCGTTCAAGACTCTTGGAAAGTTCCTCAACTCTTTTTTCAAGGAGAGATGTTTCCTTGGTTTTTGCGTTCCAAGGAAAAGAAGGGTACATACTTTTAGCCATATAATTGATATTTTAATTCGGTAATTCCGCAAATATACTAAAATCTTGTAAACTACCTATCTACATTGATATTTTAATTCGGGTTAAAAAGGCTGGGGATACTATGACTGGCCCCTTAATAATAGATGTTCCAGTTATTCCTGCTAATCCATCTATAAATTCTCCAACTAAAATAGGATTTAAAGAAAATGGTGCTCAAGAAGTTGCTTTTGCATATACAGATTTTGATAGTTATCGTCCACCAGCAGGAATTAAACTAGTTTCTACAGAAAATGAACCTTGGTTCGAAGCAGCTTGGATTTTAGGAAGAAAATTAAATATGAGTAGAATATCTACAGAGTATTCTCCTGGAACTGGAGCCGTTTTAAATTATTTAGGCACAGATACGATTTTTGATGGACAAAATAGTGTATTAACTGGTATTATGAAAATAAGATTACCTGTTAATTGGTCTAATACAATGGGCGTATATAAAATAATGATATATGAATATAATGGTAGGGGTTCTTCTGAAATAACAATAAGTTTTTATAATTATTCAAGTAGTGAATCATATTATAATTATAGCTATCAGTTAAATGGTGCTTTTGAAGGAGAAGTTAGAATAGCTCATGATGGGAGTGGATGTTGTATATTACTTGGAGATACTGCTTATACTTGGAATTACCCAAAAATTTATATGTATCAAGTTTTTGGAGGACAAAATGTACCAAGCAATTATGTAGATCAACCATTTAATTTATCTATTATTACTTCTGAAGACGGATTGTCAAGAGTAACAAGTATTCCTAAGACTTCTATGAATAGACATGACGACAACTATATCAGAGCTATAAACAAGAATGGATACTATGGAATGGGTAAAGTTGGAAATATTGATACAGACTGGATCAGAACCGCAAAACCTGGGCTAATTCCATTTGAGCCAGGATCTTCTTCAGGCAATTCTTTCTTAGGTACTGCGACATGGCAATTTGGCAAAATTTTCGGCGCAATAATATATGGGCAAAGAGTTTGTTCCCTAACACATAATCTGTATTTAGGATCTTCGGGGAATTCTGGATGGGTATATTGCCAAGACATTTGTTCTGCTAATGGAGCTGCGGAAGCTTATTGGAGTATTAGAACAAATGGATCTGCGGTATTTACTAACTTGACTTCTAAGAATAAAATTACAGGAGACGTTAGTGGAAGCGCTGCTTATTTTCCTACAGCTTACATAGGAGGAACTCAGGCTAACCCTCAAACTTATTTTAATCAGAACATGGGTCTTAGAGTAGCTATGACAGGTATTGGTTGGAGTGGGCAATGGGGAGATACCTTATGGATTAATGGTTATTCAGGAAACGATGTCCTTCCAATGTGTGCCTTACATTTTATTAGAAATGGTACTCCTAGATTTGGTATAAGTACCCAAAATTCTAATGGGACTTCTTACGGTACAAACTATGAAGTATGGACTGCCTATAACAGTAATAAAGATGGCGTCAATTGGTCAGCTCAAACCTTCTTTTCAAGTATTGGTTTGAAAAGTAGAAATATTTGTATAGAGACTGATAATTCTGGAAATGATGGAGGATGTTCTTCTGAGATAAATAACTGGAACTCTAGATTGTACCTACAGCATAAATCAAGCCAACATTTACAGATGTGTAATGGAGGTGGTAATGTTGCTATTGGAGGAATTGATACTACTTATAAACTAAATGTATCTGGTGATATTAGAGCTTCATCTTGGATACGTACAGACGGTGCGACCGGATGGTACTCTCAATCTTATGGAGGTGGAATCTATATGACTGATTCTGAGATGGTTCAGGTATACAATAACAAAGTATTCTATAACTCTGGTTACAGACAATGGGGTATTGGTGGCCATTATTGTGGTTTAAAGCTATATAACACCAGCCACATAGGTATTAATTTAGCAAATGCTAAATACACGTGGGGAATTTACTCCAATAATAACGGTAATATGTATATAGGCCGTAGAGATGGAGATGTTAACAACTCTACTGGTAGTTACATGATAGAGCTTTCCTACAGCACTCTACAGATGAACGGAAACTTAGTAGCCTCCGGTGGAGTTACTGCAAAGAGTACCTCAGACCTTCGACTGAAAAACGTATTTCTAGAATCTACAGACTATCAAAAAAAGCTGTTATCTTTAGGAAGGGTTTTTGATTTTGAATATAACCATATCGCTAAAAGCCGGAAAGGAAAAAATGCGGATAACTGCAAACATATCGGACTAGCCTACCAAAATGTAAAGGACATTATGCCGACTATCTGTGGTCTGGATAAAGACGGGTATGGTTACATTAACTACATAAGTCCCGATTTTATTTCCTTAATTGCAGGAGCAGTCCAACTGAATATCTTAGGTTTACATAAAGTTGAAAATAAGACGCAACAACTTGAAAGACGTATTAAAGATCTAGAAGCAGAAATTTCCATGTTAAAACAAAGAGGGTTAGGCAATTAAGCCTAACCTTTCTTTTAACTGTTTATTCTCCGCTTCTAATTGCCGGACTCTGTTTTTAAGGGAGTCAATATCCTTTTTGATAGTATACTCTTCGGATATTATTTCTTGAATGGCTCCAATTGATAATGATATTAAATCAGGAGAAATATAGTTGATATAACCATATCCGTCTTTATCTTCTCCAGTTACAGTTGGCAGTGTTTGTTTAACTTTCTGATAACTTAATCCTATGTGATTTAAATCATCTGTAAGTTTTCCTTTTCTTGATTTAGCTATATTATTAAATCTATAATCGAACACCATTCCAAGATTCATTAATCTATTTTTATATGATATAGGATTGTTTACTTTTATTTTAAGTCTCATATCTGATGTTGACTTGGCGGTAATACCTCCAGTAGCAGCAATATTTCCGTTAACAGTAAAACTACCCATTAATATAGAAGAACTATTATAATACATTTTTAGATTTGCTCCGGAACCACCATAGAATCCTAATCCTATGTAATTACTTGGACCTGCTGATCCAGTATAAGCAAAGGATAATTCTCCACAATTACCACCAGCAGGAGTATACCCAAAATTAATGTAGCTCACATCTCCCATTCCGTAACATGTGATATATCTGGCATTATTGTCAATATCTCTATCTCCCAAAGCCAACTTTTCTGCTCTTAGTCTTTTATTATTGTAGGTTCTAACATATACAGTATCTGTCATGTACATACCTCCACCGTATGTTTGATTATACCAACCAGTAGCTCCGTGTGCTCTAAACCAACCCGATGTTAGATATAATCCATCGCTATTTATATACCCGTAATTTGTATACCAGCCATTCAAACTAAGGTTTGCAAGACTAGTACCTCCTTGAGAATAGATACCAAATGAAATACCATCATTCATACGTATAGAACCAGCATACACTCCAGGTTGATGGAAACCGATACCAGGTTTAATAGTATTAGCTGTACCGTTACCGTTTACCATTATTCCTAATGTGTGATAATCATTTCCTGAAGCTTGTTTGAAATAGCCGTGACCATATCTAAATTCACTACCTGTCCACATTCCTACAGCAGAACTATTAGAATAAATTTGAACTGCTCCATCACTAAACCAATGGAAACCTGTATCAGTATCACCAATAGCTAAAGATATGGCTGGAGCAGCGGTAGTAGAGAATCTACCTCTATCTACATATAATCTGCCATTACAGTATGTATATCCAGCAACCGTTAGATCTGCTCCAGCGTTAATGCTTCTTCCTCCTATATTAGCTGATGTGGTTATATCTCCAGTTGCAGTTATTGTAGTTGCTCCTGATAAAGCTCCTGATACATTTTGAGAACCGTTAAAAGACTGTCCCCAGATAGTTCTTGTATTTCTTAAATTGTTAGGTGCCCAATATACCTGATCAAATGTTTTTTCCATCGGAGAATTATCTTGTGAAGTCTTCACGGGAGCACTATAATTATACGAACTACTACTCCATGTATAACCATTTGGTTGAACTGTAAGTGCTTGGCCATTTGTAGTTCTATAATAATATATGCCTCCGCCACGTAAATAAATAATTTCCGTAGAAGCCATCGTGTTTTGTTGTCTACCACCAAAAGCGGTTTCTCCACCAAAAGCACCAGCATACCAATCTAATTTTGCAGCAATAGGAATTGTTCCCCAACCGGAACCCGTCACATAATAATCTAGTAACAAAGAGAATCCAGAATTATGTGATGCCCATGATGGTTTATTACCCCTAAGACCATTAAAGATAGTGATTCTCAATGGAGTTCCTCCGTAAGCCGGAGCATTGATAGTACAGGGATACCACTTATTAGAATCAAGGCTTGAAAGATCTAGAGTTAATTGATTTTGGTTTAAACAGTTTAGAGCGTAATCCCAAGTAGTTCTTCTTATGAAACTATCATCTGAAGCATAGAAATAATTCGCTTTATACTCAGTAGCTATATTAGGACGAATATAACCAGTATCCAGATAACCATTAATATCTATAGAGATTCCTTTACCCGGTTTTGAAGTGTTGGCAGTTTCAGTTCCGGCTAAACAAATCTGGAAATACTTCACCGGATTTCTTCCTATAACCCATTGCCCATCAACTTTACCGTTCCAAGCGTTTTGAGCTCCAAATTGAATATTAGACCACCCATTTGAAGCATTTCCTATTCTAATACCTTCATTATACTGGTTAGCTGTTGCCGGTAAGACCAAGAAAGTATCACGTACTTCTGTCTTAACATAAAAGTCATTAATGTTGTCTCTAAAGATAGCGTTCCAACTAGATACTTTACTATTGTATATACCTAATTGATAATTTTCGGTAGAATCTCTAGCTGTAATAGACCAATATCTTTGGTTGTTAGCTCCCATCCATATATCACAAGGATTGTTTGTTAATGTGATTATGTTTAATTCGGCTCTAGACGTAGATAATTGTTCTACAGGAACTCCGACAGAGATCATATTGTTCGCTCTAAAAAAAGGCGCAGTAAGTCGTCCAGTCATAGTATCCCCAGCCTTTTTAACGTAGTTCTTGTCACATTCTACATCGGTCATAATCATTTTCCAATCACCCCATGTATCACCAATACCTGTTCTATAACGAAGATTATAAGCAGTATTATTAGTAGAAGAAGGTCCGGCAAGTTCCCATGCGCAATAGCCTTCTCCCCAACCATTCACCTGAATACCTGACCACCAGTTACCGTCAGGCATATTTCCGCCAGCCTTGAAAAAGGTACTGATAGTTCTATACTCTAAGTTTGAAGGAAGTATGGTATCATCTCTTCTATCAATAACATGTAGAGAATTACTAACATTAGATTCTAAGACTTTATTCTGATTTCCATTATATGCTAAGGCATACAAATTCCCATCTACTGAACCATCTGCTTTGAGGAATTGAGAAGCAGTACCTCCAACTACAGCAAATGCTTTAGCACTAAGTTGTGCCCATTCAGAACCACTATCCCAAAATTCATAATAACCAGTTCTACCGGGAGTTCTAACTTCTACATTACCAGCAGCGTTTAGCTTAAATGTAGTAGGTTCTGCAAGCTTTAAATTAGGCAAGGTAATAACTCCGTCTACTGATTCGTACAAAGTACCATTCAAAGAGATAGAGCCAGCACCGCCGCCACCACCTCCACCGGAGGGACTGAATCCTCTGGCAGATATTCCACCTGTAGCATAAAGAGAAGCGACAGTCTCAGTACCATCAGCCAGATACCGAACTACTTTCAGAGCCGTTCTTTCAGCGTCATATTCTATAAACGCATCCCCGATTTTTATTTTCGGTGTCTCGATCAGATCGGACAGAATGATTTTAGTACCTGTGAAAGTTCCATAAACATTCCCATCACTTTGGTAAGAGGCACCCCAAAAAGTAGCTCTTTTTAATTTATCTATGTCTGCACGGTTAGCAGCACCTTTATTACCCGCATAAGCGGTACTCTCAGTCTCTCCTAAAGCGAGTGACTTACTTACCTCTACATACTGTGTTCCGGACCATCTGTAAGTAAGGTTGGTATCTACGGCAATGTAGATTTTACCGGATTCTCCTGTTGAGGGAAAAGCCGAAAGACTTGCAAATTCAAGTACGTCATCTACATAGCTAGGTAAGAAACTAGAGGATATTAAACCGTCACTTCCTAAAGGAGCAACACCTCCGGCAACTCCTTTCTGACTGGTCGGAATATAATACTTAACGGCATCGTTGATAGCCGAGTTTACCTGCGTACTGGTATAGTAACCGGACAGAGCCGTTGTCAAGTGGGTAAGGGCAATTTGCTTGTTAGGATTTTCTCCGTCACCGAGTATACTCCATAACAATTCCTCGTCCATACCGCCACCACCTCCACCGGAAGCATCAAGACCTTTAGCGGATACTCCTTTATTGGAGTAGAAATTAACCTCCGTATAAATATTACCGGAGTCATCTTTTTTAAACCACTTATCCATTTCGGCTAACCATAGGTCAGTATAGTCAGCCTTTTTAACGAATGTCTCGTTTACCCAGTCAATAGTAGCGTACTTTTTAGCAGTTACCCAAGCTTCGGTAGCGTAATGTTTATCTGTTACCCAAGTATGTGTAGCATAGTTACTGAGAGCCGTAGACAGATGACTGATAGCGATCTGTTTATCTGGATTTTCTCCGTCACCTAAAATAGCCCACAGTAATTCTTCATCCATACCACCTCCTCCGCCACTACCGGAACCAAGTCCTTTGGCAGAGATTCCCTGAGTAGAATAGAAATTAACTTCGGCATAAATGTTACCGTCTTCGTCCTTTTTAAACCATTTCGCCATTTCATCAGAAAAGATTTTCGGAAAAGCATCTTTGCTGATATACTTAGCAGAAATTTCAGAAGCGGTAAGATAGTTAGCTTGAATCTGTTGTTTGGTATAATATGTATTGCTGATATTTTTAAGCAGGGTGTCTAAGTGTGAAAGCGCAATCTGTTTATTAGGATTATCACCATCGCCTAAGATAGACCAAAGCAACTCTTCGTCCATTCCTCCACCTCCACCGCTACCTCCGGCAGAAAATCCTTTAGCGGATACTCCTCCCTCAGCGTAGAAGTTATATTTGTTCTTTACGTATACGGCATTTTCGTCCGGGTCAAAACCAAACCACGAAGTAACCAAATTAATAACGTCTAGCTGTTCCTTAGTGATATGTTTGGCATCCCGCAAATTACTCTCGTGGGCGTTGAATGTAGTAAGGAGTGTATACCTCTTATCGTATTCATCTGTTACGTAACCGGGAGTTACAATTTCTCTAAGCAACTTTTCCGAATAGTCCGCTATGTTAGTAGCAAGCATTAAAGAAACTTCTCCGATAACATCAAGAGGTTTTCTGTTCGAATCAGTATCAGAAGCTCTTTTTAAAAAAGAGTTTTTCAAATCATTCGTTAGTTGTTGTCGAAGCTGTTCAAGAGTTTCCATTATTTATTAATTTCTAAACGTTCTTTTTTTAATTCGGCTAGATCGAGTTCAATCTTCTTCAAATTGACATTTGTATCCGGAAAGAAGGGTTGAGGTCCTAACATTGTGTTAGTCTTAGCAACCCTGAGTTCCGCAAGCAAATCCTCGACTAAAGTAAGCAATTTAAAAATAATATCAAAATCTGCGGTCTTGGCACCCTTTACCGGATAAAATCCTATTATAATTGGATGGGAGAAATAATCTCTTTCATACGTAACAAGGGCAATAAAGTGTTTTTTATTGGCACTGAGCCACTTTTTCGTAGGTAGTGACGTGGATGTACCAATATTTAATAGAGGAGCAAATATCTCCTCTCCCGTGCGCATTTTTACTTTCAGGTAGTCACCATCAAGGTCATCTGTTAACTGTGCAAATTCTATCATCGTATAAAAGATAATTCTGTATGTGTTCCGTCAGAATCCCATACATGTTTCAAACCTCTCAAAAAATATCTTCCCGTGTTATTACTGCTATTGTAGCGAGATATTCCACGGATCGAGTAAGAACGCTGTGAGCGTATGTCTAAATCCATATTACAAGTAGCTTCTATTTCGATACCGAAAAAAGCACGGTCAAAAACGGCTACTTCGGCATCAACAATCTTAGTCTGTTTATAATAGTAAGCAGCGTACCTAGGGTCAGTTTCTTCTTTGGCGGATGAATTACTTCTCCATTCCATAGAGGTAGCTCCTTGGCTCCGGATACGGTCAGCAAGTTCAGGGTTAGTCCGGTGTATGTATTCTACACGTGCTTCATCTAATTCATACTGGTAAATAACCTGTTTTCCATCCTCGTTACGGATTTCGGAGATAGTTTCCTTCGCATCACCAGTACCCATATCAATATTTACAGAAGTTCTTACCACTGCGGTAGCTTGTGCAATATCTTCGGTAACGGTGACATCTCTTAAAATACGGGGACGGTTCCACGTGGAATCAGGAAAAGATTGTATCTCAGAGCCGAGTAACGAGGTTACGCTTCGATCTACAGGAGAAGCTTTGGCGGCATTAGGTATCTTTTCACTTTTTAACGGGTACACAAAACTTATCTGGTCATTGATCGTATTAGCGGCCTTATTAATATCTACAAAGTAAATATACTCTTTTCCATCATGGTTTTCAGTCCATAAAGAGCATCCGTATGAAGTGGCCAAGTGAAGAAGAAATGCCCAGTCAGACATGTTTTTCTGATAACGGGGCTTTCTTTCTGTGAACTCTACTGTGGATGATTCTTTAGGGAGAGAAATTTCTCCTACGAGCAGGTTATTAGTTTCGGCTATTCCTCTTACCAAATTAGCAAGGCTGATAGAAGATTTACCCTTGACAAAGGAACGTTCACTATTTTTATCCGGGTATACATAATTCTTAAAAGTGTCCTTACCCATCTGGTTAAATCCGTAGCCAAGACACTCGACAGAAAACTTAATAGCTCCATTATCAGGAAACGAAGCATTAATACGAGTTATTGTACCACTGAATATCTTACGTACTCCGGAACCATCCTGTGAATAATATCCCCCATATAAAACTACCCACATACCGATATAAAATCTCTGTAAAAGTATATCAGCGTGTTTATCCACTGTAAAGGACAAACGGTTAATCATGGAGGCTTCTTCTGAATAAGTGACTCCGTAGGAAACACAAGTCTCTATATCCATAAAAGTATCAAAGGTAGCCGCATCATAGCGATTACCTTTCTTTGAAAAAGTATCTCCGGTACCCGGATAAGATCCGGTCGGATAAACTCTTATTTTAAATTGCGGTTGAAGTGGTTGTTGCATGGCTATAAACAGTTTTTATAGTGTCTGAATCTCTGATTATTATTCGGGGCAATCGAACTACGTCTCCAACATGCCAGTCATCCGGCATCCGTGGAGGATTATTGTCAGCAATGTACGTCCACATATATTCAAGGTTATCGCCAAAAATTCTGGCAGCGATCGTATAAAGCGTTTCATTAGCTTTAATTAGATAGTCGTACCATTCTAAGGTAACAGAGGCATCCTTTACTGGATAGTGGGGAACTTTGCCTCCTAAAAATTGTTCGACTAAGTTTCTCTTCGTGTAAAAGTTAGGGCTTATCATCTTAATGGTATTTCTATTTTACTAACTGTCTCAAATTCAAATACGGCAAATTCAATAGAGATCGTAGCTCGTATAGGAGTAAGATCCGAATCAAAAAGCTGATACGTTACAGGAGCAGATCTAAGCACTCCTTCCAAATAAAAAGGACCCAATGCGAAAACTAAAGTAGCCGGAGGTCTGAATTGTGTAGAGGTAACAATCCCACCTTCTGTAAATAAAGGGGTGTTTTCATTTCCTATAGGAGCAGGATATAAAAAGGACTGTATTAACTCTACTTCAGGAAGAATACCTCTCTCGGATACTCTAGTATTAGAGTAAGCACCGTTATTAATCCACTGGAAAGAGTTTCCGTTGTTAGATCCTTCCGACTGTATAGTATTGGCAAGAGCCGTATTATTAATAGCTCGTGGTCTAAATTGTTCAGTTTTACTTTGAGGAGTATTATCCAAAAAAAGTTGGAAGGAGATGATTCTTTCACCTCCGTTACTCCAGATATAATCGTTATACGCCATGCCTGCATAAGAGCGCACTTCGTACAGAGTATTCTTCACATCCTGTATCTCAGCAGGGTTAAACTGGAAAAAGTAGCCTTTATCAAACTCCTGTTTAGCGATTTTTTCTTTCTCAATAAGAATACCTCTGGTCTTTACATAACCTCTAGGGTATCTTCCGGGGTCATCAGAAAAAGCGTTTGAAACTCTGTTTCGTAGTAACGAAGTGAATTTAGAAAGTCCGGCAGTTATGGCGGAATTTATAGGGCTTTGACCCAATGCTTCTAATACTGACATTATTTACCTCCTCTCACATTAGTTTCACGTTGTAGATCTTTTAAGATTCTGCGTACCTCTCTGGCAAGTTTTGTTTCATCAATATTCTCCCCTTTCTGAACAATGATTTGAACGGCACCTGTATCCAAGGTAAGACTTCCATCACTGTAGGAACTAGTAATATCCTCTTCCGGAGCTTTCGGTGTCAGTAACATAGGATTTCCTTTCAAAATATTACCGATACCTCCGGTAGTAGCTCCTTTTTTTGCACTGGTAGCTTCTGTACCGATAGGAACGGTCCCATTCCTTTGGTCAAGAAGTTCCTGAACTCTGGTCGGATATTTCAAATCAGGTACAGGAAGACCCGCAGCTTTATACCGTTGTTTAGTGGCATTAATAGCGAGTACCTCCAAATAGTCACTTTGGCTTTTATGAAGTTTTTCCCGCATATCGGATACCATTTTGGTCTGTTTATAGGTAGCGTACCGATTCTTTAGAAAATCAATAATAGGTCCGAACGTTCTCCGGAAAGGTTCAAGTAAAGCGGTCTGAATCTTCTTACCAAAATCAAGAATACTGTTCTTCAGTCTTTCGAAGAATTGAGGCATCCCATCATTTTTCCATTTGGCAATAATAGGATCGCTGATATTCTTCGTATACCAATTTTTAAAATCGCTCCAGTAGGTACGGACAGCTAAAGAGACATCATAGTACATTCTTTTGTAAGATTGTACAGAATCACTAATAGCGTTATCAGCACGTTTTATCCAATCACCTATGCCCGGAACATAATTTCCAATCCACTTTAAGGCATCATGTACCGATTTTAAGGTAGCATAAACTAGTCCAAAAGTTCCGGCAAGAGAGGCAACTCTTCCAATAAGAGTTCCGGATAAATATCCTCCGATACCGGAAAAGATAGCTTTTGCATTATTGAGTAAACTTACAACGAGTCCTAAACCACGGGAACCTGACATCCAAGAGATAGCACGTCTTACCCAAGGTAATTTAGTTCCCAGCATACCGAAAATTCCGGAGATAACTCCCTTCAGTTTTCGGGCAGTTCCAAGAACTCCAGAAAGAGCAGCTCCGTAACGGGTAACAGTTCCGATGGCAAAATTACCAATGGCGAATACCATCTTCAATGCTTTAAAAGCGAGTAATAATTTGAGGGCAAATTTTATCTCTTCTTTGTAGGCATTGAAAAAGTCAAGTATCTTTAGTTTCCAAAATTCAAGCCACACTACCAAAGAGCGCATCCGGTTTACGAAATTCTCACTACTTCCCAACAAGGTTTGAGTTACGGCTTTTGCTTTTCGTCCTAACCAAACAACGGTATTTCCAATTTGGCGAACAACCCAAGAAAGGACAGTACCAATGCCTTTTCCATATTGCTGGATACTTTTAAAATTCCGGGAAAAAGCATCGGCAATTCCCTTAAGTGATTTTACCACTGAGCCGTATAAGCTACCCGGATCATTAGGTTTACCTATGATAGAAGTAAGGAATCCCTTCCATGTTTGTTTAAGTCGGGAAGTCTGGTCTTGAATAGTCATAAAATCGTTTTTAATCAGATTCATAAGACCCTTATGTTGTTTGACAAAATTGAGAATGGCTTGTTGTCGCATAATCGTGTTAGCCTGATATTTGTCAAACATCCGTGTAGCTCTTTGAGTAAGAAGTCCCATATCAACCAAAGAGGACATGTTACCTTGTATGGCAGAAGCTATGGCTCCGGAAAATTCGGCAAAATTCTTTCCGGTAGCATGGGCAGCTTTATTGATAAAATCAAAATCTTTACCTACTTTGATACCGACAGAAGCCAAGCGATTCATTCCCCTTAATTGGTCGTCCACAGAAAAGGAAGTTTGTCCTTTGATTAAGCGGTTTTGCGCCTCCTCCATAGCTCTGATAGTGGATAAATAACCGCCAAAACGGAGAGCATTTTCACGTAATGTCTTTACATACTTGTCCGCAGTATTCTGTAGGGCATACATAGCTGAGGCAAGCGTAACGGTAGCTCCGGTTAGGCGGATCATCTTATTTACGGTACTTTGGGCAATGGAAATTCCAAAGTCGTAGGTAAATTGTGATTGGTTTCCAGTGGTACTTCTAGCCATATTTATTTCCTTATTGGTTTTTACTTTCTTCTTTAATAAGGGACATTTCCAGGTCAAACAGTTCGTCTCTTTCTTCGGCAGACATCTTCATAATTGTCTCGTAACTTTGTCCGAGGCGCTTCATCAAAACATAGATTCTAGACGTTAAACTCCACTGTTTTTCTTCTTCAGTTTCGGATAACTCCTTTGGCAAAAAAAGAACATCCTTCTGTAATGCCCATTGGGTAAACATAGGATATTCTTTTTCCCAAAGTTTGTATTCCGAAGGGTTTAACGTCATTCCGAGAAAAAAGACGATGCCTCCATTATCATAGGAATATCCTTCTGATCCTCACATCCGCACGGTTCGTAATACGCATACGGTAATGTTGGCAAATGTTCTGTGAGTTCAGTTCTTATGGAACGGAGATCAATCCCGGTAAGATATTCATTAAACATCTTCAGTCCATAGTAGGTATGAAATTCAATAGGTAGCGTATCAACCACGCACCCATTTTCATCTACCTTCTGAATCGCTGTTAAACAGTCAATCGCAATTCGTCTCCAAAAACCGATGGTGTCGCTAAAATAAGCTTCGTGTTTAATAGCATCCTGCAAAAGAGGGGGTCTAAAAACAAAGCGGTTATAGCATTGTTCAGTGATTCCCTGATATTTTTCCTGATCGGTAATCTTAGGAATGACCGGAGGAATAAAACCATCTTTCAAATTTACTTCGATAGAGGAATAACCTATATCACTGAACTGTTCCATTTGTTCTTTGGTTTCAGGAAAATAATCAATCTTATCAAGATCAATATCTGCGACTAACCGTTTTCCACAATACTTGCAGATAACTTCTTGTTTTGGGATAAAGGATACCCAACATCTGCGGTGAATTTCAACCATCAGGGTATTAATATCCGCTAAGGTAAGATTCCGGACAATCTGAGGTATAGTTACGGAGTTATCTTTCAGATAATTTTGCCGACATTCAGAACCTATCTCAAAAGGTCCGATACTCTTTACTGCAATAGATACCACATTACCTTGCCAAGTAAAGGGTTTTTCTGCAAGTTTCTTCAAAAAAACTTTTTCAGCAACACCATTAGTTCTAAGCAGTTCTACATTTTTGTAGATATTTCCTTGTTGGGAAAGACCTACAGGAAGTTCAAAAAATACGCCATCCATAATTCAGTTAGTGTTATTAGTTAATAAAGTCTTTTCTTATGCTCCTACCGGGATAATTGACCACGCATCACAAGTAGCTCCGTATGAAACGGTGAACTTTTCTTCGCTGGCAATATCAAAAGTAGGGTACGTAGCGCTGTTAAAACGGAAACCTTCAAAAACAACGGTAAATACTTCTTGTCCGTTATGCAGCTTTACAGCAGTAACCGGAAGTTTAACTCCGTTCTCGATCATAGTAGTGACCAAAGTTTCCATAGCTCTATCAGTTGCGTTACCTTGATAAGTACGGGTCAGGGTCATTTCTCCATAATCTGTAATTTGGGTGGAGAACTTATATTTTCTGTTAGTGCCGGCATCAACAGTCTCAACATTTCCAGATGTCTTACCCATACCCTCCAAGGTTTCAAAAATAGCGTTGCTTAAAATTCCGGGAACAGGTATATTCAAATACCACCCATTAGCAACATACAAATCCTGCGGTTTTTGCGGTGTAGCCATATTTATTCTTCTTCATTAGTGGTTAATACTCCATCATTTCTTTGCAAGGACAGATGAATACTTTCAGTACATTCTGTAGGTATCCAAAGAATATCTACATTCAGGAGTTTTCTGTCTTGCGTAACCGGGTTGTTGCTCTTATCACAGATACCCGTATAAGCAGTATCAAACGGAACACTTCTCTCCAAAGCGCCGTTATCATATTCCGTTTTAAAGAACGTACTACATTCCACCAAAATCTCCCGTTTTAATTCCGGAGTATTGGGTTTCTGTTCAGCAAAACGTAATTTAGCGTTCAAAGACTGTCTGTAGTAGGAAGTCTGTAAACGAACGTGGATGCTTGAATACAGAGAATTTGTTGAGTACGTTCTAGAACTTCCTACATAGAAGCCGAGTCGTTCAACGTACTGAATCACATTACAAGAATATTGCTGGACCAGTTTATTAATGACTGTCTGTGATAAACGCTGAGGAACCATATCCAATACGTTGTTGAATATAGAATCAGAACCTCCGGGCGGTATATGAATAAAGTCTCCCTGAATATAAGGGGTTCTGATATAGGCAGCACCCAAAACAGGTCCCATTACCGGAATTAAGATGGCATCCCCATTTTCATCCGGAACTTTTGCCCATCCCATGTAGGCACCAGCCATGTAACTAATACCGTTCGTCTGCAATTCCAAAGCGTATAACTCAGCAGTTCCTTCATCCGCATTTAACGGCAAGTTAATAATACCCACAGGACCTTTCACTTCTTGGAGATATTGGTTAAGCACTTTTGCCATAGACAGAGAATGAAACTCGGTAACTCCAAGAATCTGTACGTCATAGCCATCGAAGCACTTGATACCCGTAGCGTTTATGGAATCACCGCCGGGATAAAAATCGGATTCAGAAAGCTCACCATCAACACCTTTAGCAAGAGTGATAGAGAATTCTTTATCATCACGTGCCTTAATAGTTCCAGTAGTAACGGCAACAAAGGCTTTGCTTGTCAGAAGGATCGAAGTATCACTTTTTATCTCAGCGATAGTACCCACAATTTCGTTTGCGTTATTGTACAATACATTTCCCGGTTTCAATGAAGTAAACGTAGTTCCTACACCCGTAACCTCCTTACTGGCAGTTGTTGTAGTGACAGTTCCAGAAATTTCTTTGAAGGTAAGTTTTTCTATCTCTTTAGAGAATACCACGGTAGCATATTTGCTGACCTTGTTAACGGCATCCTGTATTTTGGCTAGAGTGTCATACGAATAACTTTCCGGAGTACCTCCATTGTAGGAAATAGTTAAGGTAAACGCATCTTTGACTTTATACCCGTATGAATACAAAGTAAGCGTTACTTTATTTCCCCAAGCTCCGGGATCAGGATTTCCTTTATAGGCAGCAGTGCCGGTCATCTTAGCGGAAGAATCGCCAATAGAAACTTCTCCGGTAGCTGTTTGAGATGTTTCGGAAACGGCTCTAGCCAAGTACAAAGTAACTTTTGCTTCACCAGCTTCATCAAAAATACTCTTGACGATAGCAGGTCCATAGAAAGAGGAACTGAGTCCTCCGAATATCGTATTTACATCTTCCATAGATGTAACCTTCGTAGGTGTGAAAGCGGCACCTCGAATAAAACCTCCTAAAAGACCTATATTTCTTTTGGAAGGGCCAGTGTAGGGAGTAGCACCTCTAGCAACACCCTCTGTAATTGTTAATCCTACATTATTCATCTTTTTATAAATTAGTTAATGATACCCCTTTTATTTCAAAATAAGAATCCCTGCAATTACTCCGATCACGGTACACCCAAGTCCGGTAAATATAGCGTTTTTTCGGGAAGTTTTCTTCTGTTTTTTTAATTGAGATTCCAGGTCATCTACAAAACGTATGGACTCGTTTACTTGGATCTTCTGAAACAGGATAATAGAGTCTTGTTTTTGCATGACTGTTTTCTGAGATCTTATTAAAGAATCAGAAACGAGAATATCCATCTGAAGAAGTTCTGTCATTTTCTTCAAATGGATATAGCTGTTAAGATGTCTGTTTACAGTAAGAAGCTGCGGAGGAGTTATAGCTACAACTGTATCCCCGTCATTCATCAGAATTTTCGGATAGGTACTTTGAGAGAAACTCCACGTTGTCATCCAAAGTACCATTAACAAGCTTGTTATCAGTCTCTTCATTGGCTTTTATAATTTTGTCAATTTCCCTTTTTAGGTTTTCTTTTTCAAGGTTAAGTTGGTTTATCTGTTCTTCGTAGCGAGCTATATCTCTTCTAAGTTCTTCCACAGTATCGGAAAGAACTTTTATATTTGCCCGATACGCATCGTTCTTAGTAGGCAAAACCGGAGTTACCGATCTAGCATACAGCGCAAATATAGCAATAATAACTCCAATTATAGCAATGCTCACGAAAAATAAATTCACTTTAGTCTGTTTCTTCATACCTTAGAGAAATGATTATTGATTCTTTCGATAGCTTCTACTAATGACTTTTCAAAACGTTTATTGACAGTAACGTCTTTGAGAAGTTCCACATCCTTTTTGTTGTCCTGAAATAACCATTCTATTAATACGGCCATATAATCGGCACCCATTAAAACGGTAAAATTCGCCTCTTTATCTTTTTGCAGATATTGAGAAGAATTTAAGCGCATTTTTATATCAGGAAAGTCTTTTGCAAGCTGGCCTATGATAATATCAGCACATTCATCGGATTTAGTAACACCCGGAGAAGTCCATACCTCGATGCCGGTAGCAGTCATCCAGTTATCACCACGTCCTGCTGCATTATTATGCGGAGAAATAAGAAGTTTTAATTGACCTTTTTCAACCTTTAATGCAGAAGCAAAATTCTTTCTTTTCGATAATCCCGGTTCATTGATAGAGTCTGTAGTGAACACTACTCGATAACCTCTATCCTCCAAAAGACTTTTTAAAGCCTTACATCTTTCCCGACTCCATAAGTATTCATAATGGGTTTTATCGGGGGAACATTTTCCCGCAACATTCTCACCATGTGCAGGATCTAGAACAATCACTAATTTTTTCATACTCCTAATAATGCTTTTATCATATCCGTGAAACCATTACTTACTAAGCCTCCAAGGAGAGCAGCAATGCCAATGATTAAGATGAAACTTAGTTTAGGGTACCTAAAAAATAAGATCAATGTTTCGATAGCATCTTTGTTTTTAGACACAGGGCAATTCTCGGCAGCACTCTCGTACTGTTCAATAGTATCTAGAATACGATCTAGTTTTTTATTGGTATGCTCCAGAGATTTTTTAAGCTCTTCCTGATTGTTAGAAAGAGTCTCAAATCGTCCTTGCATTAACCTTGCGAGCAGGAGGATTTTTTTATCCTGTGGATTATCCCTGTCACACATAAGCTCTAAGTTTTCAGCAATATCATCGCCCATTAATCTATAATTTTAATAAGTCCTAGTTCTTTGTAATAATCAAATTGTCCCTTTTCTGTCGGGGCAATGTAAAAATACTCAGTAGGGAGTAACCTCTTTATCCTCCCGTTATAGGTAAGCTCTACTGTAAAATTCACTGTTGAAACTACCATAGATCTTCCGGATCGTGTCTCAATAAGAGTGCTTAAAAAGGGTTGTCCTTGTACCAACGCTGCCGTTAACGAGTCAGAGTAAATGTTTACTCCGGGTCCTGCATTAACAATATTCTGCGCAATGTCCGGACTACTTAAGATGCAGTATTTTCTGATAAACTCAACCGCAATCTTTTCATGTCCTTTATAATCTGTTACAGTAAAGCCTACTATCATATCAGTACGAGTAAATTAACTCCTTTCGGAACATCATACTCTTCGGGAACCTCACAAGTTTGTCTAGGAAGGAGAGGAATAACTTTCCCGTCTATGACAAGCTCTATTTTGTTTTTTCCCATATTTCGGATTCTCTTTGTCGTAGAAACTACCCGTTTTGGTTTAGAAACCGGAGATTCTACTTTCTTTTCGTCAGCCATAGTTGTCTATTTTAGTTGTTCAAATATAAATCTTTTATTTTAAATATCCAATAGGTGAGGACGAGCATCTACTACAATTTTTTGAATAAGTTGTACTTCTTGGGGGTCTTTAACGTATAACCAAACATTTAGCGTAAACTCGTAATTAGTTTCGTAAACTCCATCTGTACGAGGTATATCTTGTGGTCTGGTCGTGTAAGGAACTACCACGCCTACAGTATCATCAACTACTAATTGCTTACAAAAAATAAATGCTTTTCCGTACACAAATTTTCTATTGAAATAATCCTGCATGGCAAGATACTCTTTATAGCTTTTGGTAGCTATACTTACATCATAACGGAACTCCATCCAGATAGGTCTTAGGTACAAGTATCCGGTTAGATTTTGAAAGTCCTTACCTCCGAAATAAGATTTCATGTCTATAAACCATTCTTTCTTAGGAACGGGTATATAGTCTTGTATGGCGATACATGGGTATATCTGATTTTCCTGTTCCTCCACATAGTCCTTACTAGATTTACGGGCATAACGGGAAAGTACAGGAAATTCCGTACCGTCCATAGGTATCTTCAACCCGTGAAACAGACGGAAAAATTCTTCATTGGTTTGTTTAATCGTCCGAAGCATCTTTTTTATAGTCTATACCAAATTTTTTAATCAGCACTTTTATAGCCGCATCATACGTAAATACAGCGCAAAAGTAAGAAGATATAAGGCACTCGCACGAAGTATCGGTATACGCAACGAAAACACCGAAAAGGAGAGCACCAACAAAAAAGGTGATCGTTCTTTTCAACCAACAAGGTACTTTAGCCTCGCCGTTTAGAAAGTCAACCATCTTAATGATAAAGTAGCTTCCACAAATTACGGAAAACATGTAAGGGAGAGAGAAAATCTCAAATAGTTTAATAAATAAAGTATCCATTATAAATAGCGTTTATATTTCTTCTTACCATATTTTTCAGAAAAACGAGCGATCTTGTCTTCAATGCGGGCAAAGATGTCGGCTTTCTTTTTCTTAATCTCTCTAGCAGGAGGAGTTGACCGTTTAGGTTTATATCCGGGAATCTCGTTAGATTTTCGATCATCCTCTTCACGTTGGACTCGTCTCTGCCACTCTTCTTTTGTTTCGGCACGTCCACCATAAGCAGACATACTGGCTCTTCTAGCCTCTTTATCCCAAGCACGTCTACGTGCAAGTTCTTCAGGACTAAGTTTTGTTTTTATCTCAGCACCGGGTGTAGGTGTAGAAGTAGCAGCTTCTTTGACAGGAGAAGTCTTTTTGGGAGAGATGACTCCTTTCTTTCCTACCCTCCGTTTGTAGCTGTTTACTTTGACCAAGTTCCCTTTACGAGATCTTCTTGAATATCCTTTAATGGTAATCTCTGTCATTTCTTCTTAGACTTTTGAAGTTTAAAAAACTCTTCAACTTTTTCCCGTGCTTCCTCTTTAAAGTCACGATATGTATTTCTCCAGACCGGACGTGCAGGAATATGCCTATCCTTTGTACCATATTCAAGAACCATAGCCAACTCTAAATTAGTTAAGGGACTATCGTCTCGTGGAGTATTCTCTACTGAAACAACAGTCCCTTCCCTATAGATCGAATCTACTAATTCCTGAGTATTTATCAGAGGAGTATCACTGCCTTTTTGTTTTACTGTACTAGGAGCATTTTCGAAATTGTAATTATTCTCCTCTATGTTGGCAATTACTGTCTCTTTAAAATCTTCGGCAATTTCTTCCCCTAAATGTTGCATGTCAGTCTTAAAGTCAGACACCTTTGGTTTTTTAAAGCCGGGAGGTGTTTTAAGCAAGGCTTTTGGTAATCTAGGGAATTTACGCATATCATCTCTTTATTACGGGTCCATTTACTCCAGTTCCAATAGGAGGATCTTTTTTAGTACTTTTGGGATTTACAGGTGGATTTTCCTCTTTTGTCTTTTTAGATTTTGTAGGCATAACAATTTGTTTTTAGTTAGTAAAATAGGTCTTAGTATTCATTGTTCTGATAAAATTCATAAATATCCCGATACCAACTCTTAGTATTGGTATTGGCATTAGGTCTTCCCATAGCGGCATAAGCGGCAACCTCGTTCTCTTCACGATAGTGTTCCGGAGTACGTTCGTACCGAACAATTTTCTCTATCTCAGGATAACGAGGAATCACACTAGTTTGAACGTCCAAATTCTTATGCGCATTAATACGGTCAATATCTTTTTGGTTAGTAGCCATACTTACTTCCAGTTTGCAGGGATCATGTCACAAGCACCAAGAGCTTTAGCACGTTTCTTGATCCATCGTTTAACAATCTCAGGATTCTTAGCACGTCCGTAAGAAGAAATAGCGTTTGCCAAATCCCGTTTACTGGCGATTGGGTAAGAACCATCAGGTAATGCTTCTCCTTTGGAAGAAAGTTTATCCCGTTGTTTTTCAGAGAACTCTTTAGCACCACGGAAAGCAGACACCTTATCTTTACGATTGTGCTGCTTAACAACGGAAACTTTATTCTTTCCTTTACGCTTATGTGTCTTTACTTTTGTCATAATTAACCTCCTTTTAAATCATCCTTGATAAATATCTGTAAGCCTACACAGCTTCCGTATAATTCTTCAAGGTAGACTATTTTATCAATTACTTGTACTCTTCCTTCAAAATGTACTTTCGTCTTATTCCAGTTCAGATGGTAGTCACCTAATTTGGGTACTAATTGTAAAGGGGAGAGATAAACAACCCCGTTTACTTCTTTAGGAAGGCCGTATTTCTCACGGGTGCGGTTTGGAATCTCCTTTTCGTAAAGAGCTTGAAAACTATAAAACGTAGATTCTCTCGGACTATCTCCTACAAAAGCATCAAAAGAAAAGTCTTCAGTAGGTTCCACTTTCTGCACAGTAACCACTTCAAGCTGAATTTTATAAGGAGTCTGTTGCAGCTTCCTATAAAACAAGTTCTGGTAGGACAAAAATCTTGCTTTATCTACTAACATATTAAGTGCTTCTTACTCTATTACGTACTTTTTTAAGGGTCTTATCGTCATAAAACGCATATCTCTTATCAGCTTGTTTAGAGGTTAAGGGGGTTTTCGCTTTACCTTTCATAAGAGATTTAACAACAAAATCCATAGGATTCCTATTAGGACCTTCTCCTGAGTGAGCTGCCTCTTCTCTGATAAGATTTATAACATTCTGTCTTTTGACGGTTCCTGTTTTACTCCACAAAGTAGTATCAGCGTACTCTTCCAGAGTATCAACCAGTTCCTTAAAATCGTCCGGACCAAGATTATCAACGTAATTCTCTAGCTTCATAGACACTAGTTCATTTCCGCGAACTTTTTGTCCGGCTACTTTAGCTTTCTTATCACCTTTACGAGAGTAAGGTTTTACAGTGATAAGCTTTCCAGATTTTGTCCTTCTCTGATAGGACTTTACTTGTATTCCCATACTTTAGGGTGTTTTAGATAAGATTCCACGGGACAGTGGGGATAAAGTGAACGGATAGCTGTCGAAATATTCTCTGAAGTCAAGTTCTCTTTGCAAAGAAATATATCCGGGAATCACATTGTCTTTACGCAAGCGGTAATCTCCAAAATGTTCTTCAAGAATGTTTCTTAGGTAAAGCATAAGCTTATACCAAAAAGAATATCTGTCACCCCATGTATTGTCAGAACCCACACGATTGAAATCTTCGTAAAAATAACCTTGTTGTGCATCCTCCGTGATAGAAAAAACGGAGCCAATTTGTACCGTTGTAGATGTAGGAGAGGAACTGCCGGAAGAGCCGGTATAGTCAGAGCCATCAGTAAAAGACTGTCCTATGCTATTGGCAGCAGCTTCATACATACGCCGTTTATCAACTAACTGGTAAGCTACCCAAACGGAGAGATGTCTCTCAGAGGGACGTTTTAAAAGGCCAACCAGTTCATCATTAATTTCTGCATTGGGTATTCTAAGTACAGTATAATAGTACCATTGAATAACATCTATGATTTCTTCGTCCGCAAAAAAATAGCGTCTGAAAATAGTACGATCTTCAGTAAGTTCGAAAGTAGTTTTTATAAGGCTGGTGGAGGGTTCTTCGCTACGATAATACGGAGTATACGCAATTACGATTCCTTGATCTATTAGCTGATTCAATATATCGTCTACTTCTGGATAGTCAGCAAACAATAATTCTACGATAGGTTTTTCAATTATTTCTTCAGTTTCCGTATCGGGGTCAATGGAGGTTTCTTTTTTGAAGATTCTTAATCTTCCAGGTTCTACGGGTTCCTCACTAACAGGTTTAAAAGAAGGATCAATATCAATATAAACATCCTTCCCCATCTGTTTTATTGCAAATGCCGGAATAATGAAGCGGTCGAAAGTTAACTCCCGGACCGCTACCATTATCTCTTTCAAAGTTACCTTGGACTGTGCCATTTATTTAAAGTCTATATAGTTTTCCAGCGTGTGACAAGATAGCAGCTACGTCTGAATCAAGATTCACATTAGAATCTTTCTTGCATACAATATGTCTGCTACCGATAAACACATTAACGTCATCAACAACTCTACAAGAAACCTTTCTCTGTTTTTCTTGTACAGTAGCATTTTTTACCGGTTGCTTTTCGACTCCTTCTTCATTTTTTTCCTCGTTCAGATCCGGTTGTAACAAATCTGGGTCTTCAATTTTTTGTCTAGCCATAATGCAAATTTTAAGCGTTAAAGAAATACTCTCACCTTATACAGTGAGAGCTTTTACAATGTTATTCTCCTCGATAATGCCGGTTCCCCAAATACCATACCAGCCAAGAGTATGTTTACGTCCAAGTTCTACCACACCGTCATCACGAAGTTCTACGTCCAAAGCAACTCCCCAACCATAAGCATTGTCGCCAAAGAACACGGCTTCATAAGCAGTATCTACAGTAGCTCCAGAACCATATTTAGCCTCAATTCCAGCAGCGTTAAGCATAGGCATCTGAGTAGTTTCAATAAAGATAGTTCCTTCGTACATACCTACTTCACCGATATACAACTGTCTACGTCCCATATAAGTATTGGCATTAATCCATTCCTTATCGTCACGCAACTGTCTCAATTGATGGGGGTGAGCGACACAAACGTAGTAATCACCTGCAATTCTCGGTGCATTGTGAGTAGCCAAAATTTCAACGGCATCTTTTACTGTTTTTGTAGTAAACGCACCATTGCTTGTAGAAAGTTCCGATAATTGTGTAGCAGTACCTCCATATACAGTATTAGGCGTTTTCAAAACAGTATCACGGAACTGAGTATCCAATACCTTAGCAACATTATTAGCCAATAGTTTTGAAGCATCACCCAACACATCCAAAATAGAAGTTCTCAAAAGGTATTCAGTAACCTGAACAGCATTTCCCTGTTCTTTAACCGGGATGCTAATTTCAGAAGTAGTCATACCTTCCGGAGTCAGCACATCGCTTTCCTCCAAAGAACCACCACCTTCAAGGTTTCCGTATTTAACAAATACGATAGATTTTCCACGAACGGCCTGTAAGTCTCGTTTTATTTTAGCAAACTGCAAAAAACGCAAACGAGGCTGTGCTTTAAACATAACCTCACGTGAATAAAAGTCACGGACTGCTTGTGGTATAGCTGTATAGCCACCAGTATTAGCACCAGCAGCCGTAGTCTCACCGAAAGCAAATCCTACTACTATGCTACCTAACGTAGCCAGTAAGAATGTCAACAATGTAATCATCTTCTTTTTCTTGTTTTTAGTTATTTAATGGGTAGGACGAAATTAGTTTCCATACAACTGTTTAAGTGTATTTTCAAGTTCGGCACGTTTGGCAGCGAACTCTTCAGGAGAGAGGCTCTTGATATTTTCAAGTCCAGATTGTCCTGTAAATTCGGGAGCAGAAACTCTAGGTGCCGGAGCAGGAACAGGAGGAATATATCTGGGAGCAATATCTTCAGGAGCGAGATTAGCAGCTTGGCGTGCCAAAGTAGGATCTACTACAGGACTAGCGTCTTGCGGGCGACCAACCGGACCTCCACCATACTTCGAATAAAGCTCTTTTGATTTTTCAAGGGATTGAAGAAGTTCCTCTTTGCTGTTTCCAGTGATCAGTTCAGGAATACATTTTCCGTCATTTTCTTTAAGTAGTTTCTCCCGGAATGTTTCAAGAGTTTCCTGCTGCGTTTGCTGATTGTAAGAAATAACCGGCTGCAACGCTTCTTTTACTGTGTTCGCCAAATCTTCTTTGGTTACAAAAGATTCTTTCAACTCGGCTATCAACGATGTTGCATCCAAAGGGGTAGTAGATACAGGAGTCTTTGATAACTGGTTGATTTGTTTCCGCAAAAGTTCGAACTGCGTGTACATCTTGTTTTTCTCAACTTTAGCAACGGCTTGCATGAACTTAAGCAATTCCGGAGTGTCTCTAACTACATAAGAGATTCCGCCGATTGTAATACTTTCTGGGATAGTTACTGTTGTTTCTTCGGTATGATCCATTTTATTCTACGATTAGAAGTTTTACAAATTGGGAATAGTTACTTAATAAGGTTAGCCTTCATAACTTCAGCGCCATTACCTTTAATGGTGGCCTGCGTCATCTGTTCTCTACTAACCAACGGTGAATCCGGTGTACCGGGGTTAACGAATTTTTCGCTAACTTTCATACCCTTGCTCTGCCCTATATCGTGCAATGCTTCCGGGTCTTTGGGATCTAATGTCTGTAATCCAGCCATGATTTTAAAATTTTTAGTGAAACATTTAATTACTGATAGCGGTTCAAAAATACACCTTTATTTCTAAATAACAAAATATAACGCAAAAATTTAGGTTATTCTGTCATTTCACCACTGCTAACAGATTCTTCATTTCCAGAAATATCTTCTGTTTCAAGAGAAGGTGTTTCTGTAGATTCTTCAGGATTTCCACCTGCAACCATTTCATTAATCTCTACTTGTAACAGGGCTTGTTGTACAGTATCGTCATCAATCTCCTGCAAAAGTTCAGGAATGTTCTGTTTACCCATACGTTCCATAATCTCACGTCTGCTACCTAATTTCATATTAAGTTCCAACTGGGCACGTTGCAATTCATCCATCTTATCTTTCGGGAAACCATAAGCGAAAACTGGTTCTACCAACATCTCAGAAAGAAAATTGGGGTTTAGCTGTTTAATTTTAACTAGACGTTCGTTTTCAGGATCTACCGTATCAAGAATCCTAAAGATCATCCGGTTTACTTCGGCAATTCCTTCACCATAAGTCATAGCTTTTATATTCGCTTGCTGTAATAGTGGATGGTAAGTAATCTGCAAAGCGGCTGCGGAAGTATTGCTTATTGCTTGAATTTTACCTAATGCGTTTTCCGGAACATCAGATAGTTCGTGCATAGCGGTTTTTAAGTCTTTGATAAAATTAACTGTAGCAGATAGATCCACATCAAGACCTAAATTAAACACATTGGCTTCGGCAGGAAGTCCTGACCATATTTGCCCAAGTCCTTTTTTCAGTGATTTAGCAGAAGCTCCAGTAATTACGGTCGTAGGTGTTACATGATAATCAATGACAGCCTTTACTTGCTGAATTAATTCGTTATATACTTTGTTTATTTTCAATATATCGTTTGCATCAGATTTACCGTAAAATCCGGAAGAATTAGGTTTATTTTTAATGTGTACTATCGGAATAAATCCATATACATTTTTAGTCTTCGTATAGTCATACTTAACTACGGAATCTTCATCAATAGAAACATCTTTCTGATACCACGTCTCCATATTTTTGGGAGTCCATCTGATTACATACAAACGGTAAGGTTGGGCATTTCCTTTCACATCTAGAGGAATACGAATCAGCAAAGCATCCATATTGTTAAAGTCTCCTCCTTTAAAATGGGGGAATACCTGGCGGCTATCGTAAACACTTATCTTACAATATCTGTCAAGGTCATCAGGCATCCAGTCAACCCCTAACCAACAATCACCTGTAATTCCCCCCATTTGTAACATCTCGTAGGCGAGAGAAACCTTCTTAGACTTTCCCCAATGATACATCATTAGTTCCTCGGCATTTTTTTCAAGCTCGTTATCTATCTGTGTAGAATAGAAACTTTTCACATGAAAGGTAAATGCTTCATCTCCCAACAGGAACATATTTACTTTATCAATAAATGCTCGAATATAGTTAAAAGAGAGCATCCCATCGTTAAAGTCTTTGTAATGAAGTCCATCATAAAATTTCCAGAACAAATAATACCGGGTCAACCGATCTATTTCCCATTGGTTATCTTGAACGATATTCTGCGTAACAAAAGAACGAAGCACATTCGTAGCTTCGCTAAGTGGCCGACTGTCTACAGCCCAATAATCGGAACCGGGATAGCCGTTATAGCTACCGGGTCCTGAAGGATTCATAGTACCTATTCCCATATCGTAATTTTAAAAAGAGTATCTTCTAAGTGCATTAATTGTATCTGAGATATTCGAGTACAACGGATTGTCAGTTACCTCCATCTCGTCTTCAATCTCCGGTTCGTCATTACCCGCCAAACACATAAGAGCTGTACTATCTACATAGTCATCAAAAAATCCTTCCGACTTTTCACAGACTAAGTAAGAGCCGTTATAATATTTTTGGCAGTTTTTAATCTGTTCCTCGAAGCATTTATATTCCTCAGATTCACGAACTGTTTTATTAGCCGGGATAATCAAACTTTGCGTCTGAATCTCGTTAATGAAGTTATACCACATATCCGATTTACTCTGAGAAGTAAATGTGTACGGAACAACCGATACATATTCTCCGCAAGCAAATGATAGACGGTCTACTACTGGCTTACCGACACCTGTATAATCCGCAAAGATAATAGAAATATTGAAATCGACAATACAATCCATAATAACACGGTGCTGAGCTTCATAGTCAAGTCCTTTCAGGTCAACCCACGCAAGAATTTGTTTTTTCTTTCTTTCAAAAGGATCTTCGTTTGGGATAACTTTTCCGATAGTCAAGACAGTGCTGGCAGGACTTTTAGCAATATCCAGACCAGCAACTACCAAGTCTCTTTCGGTAGGATCTTGATAGCCTAATTTACGGTTAAGAAGTTTATTATACTCCTTATCGGTAATAAGCATACCGCTTTCCAAGTCCCATATCAACGCATAAGCAAGTTTAAATGCCTGAGAGTCTTCTCCCCAACGAGCTTTTTTACGCAAAACATCCGCCTCGTAATTAAGGTGGAAACGTTTGTGGTCTAAATCATATTGCTTTTTACGGTCTTGAATAATCTTTTTATAATCATACTCAAAATGATTCCGTACTCTGGGATCTTTTAGTTTTCGGTCACTGTTTCGGTTATGTTGAATCTCGTAGTAAAAGTGATTCTTAGTCATACCCGTAGTACCTACTTTAATAAGAGTTCCGGCAGTAGAAGAAAGCATAGGTTCTATGGACTTGCTGACAATAAAGTCATCAACGTCCTGAGCCTCTTCAACAATTACTAGGTCATAAGTTTTAGACTCGATCTTAGATTGTTTACTGGCAGTTTGTCCGGCAAGAAAAGAACCGTTGCTTAATTGCAAACGAACGGCACTTTCCAAAGAAACACCAATATCAGGGTCATCTAAAACCATTTCTGCATTAGCGGAATTAATTCTGGCAAGTGCTCTGGAATAAGTGGTTTCTACCTGATCACTCTGTGGAGCAAACAGTCCTATTCGAAATCCGGTCTGGAATTGTTCGAACTCAGGGATAATATTTGCAAGTGCCGGCATTAGAACAGTAAGTGTATCAATTACAAATGCCATTACCTCAGACTTACCGGACTGTCTGGAAAGAAGCACAGTCTTTACATCTCCGGAAAAAGTAATGACGGAATATATAATTCCATAAGCTATGTCTTCTTGATACTTGTACAAAGAGATTCCTGTAAGGACTTTCCCGAACTCGATAATCTTACCTGTAATCTCGTGAGCATCAAAAGAGATAGATTTTCCGGCAATATCTTCAGTATGTATATCATCTATACTCTTACCAGTAGCGGGAAATACATACCCTTCTTCATCAGGAGTTTTCTTCCTTAGTTTTGGCATATCAAATATCAGTTCTTATATCGTAGTTGAATGTTCCTTTTGAGTTTCTCCATTTCATAATCTCTTTTTGAAAAGATTCTGTGGCTTCATAGTCGTAGCCAGTAACCTCTACCCAACAATTAGGAGTCTCGTATAAACGGATCTTCTCAATACTAGTTTGAGAGTCTTTAGGAAAAAACTGTCTGAAGATGTAGAAAAGTTCAGAAGCAATATTCTCAGCAGAAGGATTAACATCCGCATGATGTCCTAATCCCATAATCCATAAGCGCCATTTATTTTCGGAGCACATGGTAATAAGACCCAGATCTTCGGGGTTCAGTAAACAGGCATGGTCTAAAAACCTGTCTATGAAGTCACCTAAAATCCTTTTCAATTCTTTAAAGTCGGTTGCATAACCTAAAGCAGCTTTCTCTGAGTAAGAAAGGGTCACTTCCGCTTTGAACCTGTGACCATGCAAATTGAAACATTTTACTTTTTCATTCATTACCCGATGGGCACAATCAAACTCAAACACTCTTGTAATAGTTCCCATAATTTCTACGATTTTAATGTTACTTTATTATTCTACTATATCTAAACACATCCCTAATAAAGTCGGAAAAGTAACCTCCCTTACTGGATGCCTGAAGAAAGCGGGTCCATATAGTCGGGGGAACATTGTAATAAGTATACTCCCAACGAGGACGATTTATAAAAGTCATCCTTAGTAAACGACTTTTTCGATCATAGTCAGCTTCTCTTATGTTAGATGAATTTATCTGCATTTCTATTAGGTACAAAAATAGGCGAACATCATTTTACTGATGCTCACCTGCAAAGATAGTGATTTTATTTTAGCTACCACAAAAAGGCTTCTTCTCTTTTGGTAAGTTTATGACCCTGCTTTTTCTTCTCTTGAAGAAGTTTAGTTATATTATTCCTACTTGCTTTTCCCATAGCACTTGTTGGAGATTTCTTCCACATAGCCATTTCCTGTTTAAGCTGTGTCTGTCCACTAAAAGGGGTAGATTTCCCAGCGTGTCCAGTTCTTTTTGTACTTTTTGGAGACATGCGTTTCTTAGTTTTGGCTTCGGGAATGGGCAGTACATCTTTCGTCTTGGGACTCTTCTTAACGGGTCCATTAACTCCTGTACCTATAGTCCTATTCTTACTCTTTGCATTAGAACGGGGTTTCGGTTTTTTAGTCTCTTTTTTCTTAGAGGTCTTTGATGGGTTAGCCTCAACGAGTTCTCCAGAACTATCCCTCTTATATACCTTTCCAGACGATGAATGTAAAAGTTCCTTAGCTTGTCTTTCAGATGGTTTTTCTTTATTACCGGGAGATTTTCTTTTAAGTCCTTCAAGTTCATTACCGGCACCATGCTTTTTTCTCAATGCTTCAGCAGCCATGTCGGCAGCAGTATATTTAGCAGTATGTGCTTTTACTGTAACTACTTTGCCTGATTTGGTTTTTCGCTGATACGATTTTATTTGTTTCTCTTTCTGCATAAGTTTTTAAATTTTAAAGTTCACACCCCTTTGGGACAAAGATACTAATCTTTTAGACAAAAAAAGAAGCGCAAACAAAATTAATTGTTGCGCTTCATACTACAAAAACGATCTTACTTACTCAATCTATACGTGACTGTGCGAATGATCTTCTCCTTCTTAGAAAGCGATCCGATCCCAAAATGTTCACACAGATCTCTTAAAATTCTGAAATTTGTAGGTCCTGAGTCATACAAATAGGTTCTTATTTTTAAACCGCCTAAAGATTTTCCAAAATCGGACTTCATGAAATAAGCGATACTTCCATGATTCTCTATGATCTTCGCTCTTATCATTTCACGAATGTTACTAAGTTCTACAGGATCACCTGCCTCTGCACGTTTTCTATTTCTGGCCATATTGTTCAAAACGAATTAAAGGGTTATCTACTAAGGAGCCGCAGAAATGCAATGCACCTGCTTTAGCTCCCATTAATATTAGCATCTCAACTATCTGACGATAAGGAGTCCATTGTTCACCGTCTTGTCGTATGTGACATTCACAGCAATAAGTTTCTCCATGGTCATTCTTTATCTGGGAAACCATTGACTTAATATCTTCTTTACGAAGCTCAAACTTATCAGCATAGATTCCTATATCATCTCCAATCCGGCACTTGACACATTCATGCCAAATCTCCTTTACATTATAACAGCGTAATTCCATATCAAAAGAATACAATTAAAATAGCAAGTATCCAAAATAAGATTCTCCAAAATTTCTTCTTTGTCATGCAGGCAAGAAGAACAAAAATAACTCCAAGTAAGATCATGGCTTTCTAGAATAAATAACCGTCATATATGAAACTCCCGAATAATCATATTCTATGTTATCAAGAATACAGAGGAACTTTCCTCTTCTCAGAGTAACCCGATGTTCCGGATTTCCGGAAATGGTTTGGTCACGTTTGGCAACAAATCCAGGCAATAGGGAAAAGTCCATCCAATAACCCAGATGTTTTCGTGAACCAAAACGTACACTACCAAGTTTTCCGGTATGTACGTTATAAACAACATGCACGGTTGTAGGTAGATTATCATACGTATTTATCACGTGATAAACGAAGGTGTTTCGTTCGGGGATAGAATCACTAGGCACACCAATTAATTCTTCAAAAGAAGGGCGATCAGAAACACCTATGTGTTTTACCATTTCAGCAGGTAACAAAGAAACCTTGTTTTGTGCACTGATCTGTGCACAGCATAACAGGATAAAACCTAGAATCTTTAGTCTCAAAACATTTTTCATAAAATAGCATTTTTAAAAGTTGAACCTTGAATAAGTTTTTATTCATTTCTATTATAGTCTTTTCAACGGGAGGAGGATTCACCACTACCTCCCGAAGACTATTAAACAAGACTGTCTTTACCATTGGGTAATCCAGATTTTTCATCTGTCCCCAATAATGTTCCTCTGTAATGTTGGGGTACTCTGAAAGAAACTGTTCCATCGTCATTATGGCAGCATCAATCTGTACCCGCATTATAGCATCCTTTATTTCACTTCTTTTCATCGTCTAATTTTATCCACTTATCATATTTCATTAGTCCGACTCCCTTATTGATACAAATACCGTTTTCAAGCTCAGTAATTGTTTTACGTTTCCAAGAGCCATCGACAAATATAAGTATTTTATCTCCAATTTTCAGGTCTGCTTCATATAAAACATCTTGTGGCACACAAAGTCCTGTACTTTCATGTAAGGCGGAGAGAATATCGGCTACCTCTTTGGTATTGGGTAACAGTTTGCTGTTGTACTCAATCTTCCAGTCATCGTGATAAGGATTCTGTAGCAAAGTTACCGCATCAATCTCGTGTCGGGCAAATCGCATTAGTTGTTGCATGGCTTTCGGTTCATAGTGGAGTAAGTGAGCCTGCAAGAAAGGAACAGCGTCCACCAACTTACCGTCTACCTCCAGTTTGTTACCGATCAACCGTCCTACTGTTTTAAATTCGGGAAGGATAGTTCCTACAAAAGAACTCCGGTGATTTTTTTCCTCCACCACAAAAGTCTCTTCACGAGTTACTTTCTCAATGGCGGCTAATAAAGTTTTATACCGAAGCTTCTTGTTCTTCCATTTATTAATATGGATAGATACCGAACGTTTCCATCTGCGAAACGGTATCATCTTCGGAAAATCCACCGGGTCAAAGTTCGAAACCTTTCCTTCACGGATAGCGTTAATCTTTCCGAGCACTTTTAACCGGAGTGTTTCGAAGTCTACTTCTTCCGGTTCTTCCACTTCAATACTGACCGTCTTTGTTTTTTCGGAAGCTAACTGTTTGCCTCTTTCAACAGCAGCATGTAAGTCTTCCGGTGTATGCTCTACACGAGGACGGACGAAAAATTCTCCCAATTCTGCCGGAGTAGGGATGCCCTCGAATGTTGTATCTACCACTTTATATTTATTCATGGTATCCTCAATCATAAAACCGTTTTCCTTTGTGCAGGAAACCCGGTATCCTCTGAATAGGAGTTTTCCTTTTTTAATGACTACAGTCTCACCGAAAAATTTATCCTTCAGGTATCTTTGGTAAACCGTCATCGGCATTTCCTCCATTTCGATTTCTGTATCGGCTAACTGTGACAGATCGGAGAGTACCCGTTTACAGGTTTTCTTGATGGTGTCAATTTCATAGACCACTCCTTTTGTACTGTGTGCGAGACATTCCGTATTTTCAGAAGGAAGTACCACAGGAGATCTCGTCAATTTAGGCGTTTTAAGGTCGGATACGCTCAAAACTGTATTTACGTAGTGATACAGGTCGGAACTTTTTTCTTTCAACATTTGCAGGAAAGAAGGGTCACTGTCCTTTAATAAAGAAGTTACTACTTTGGACTCCATCTTAGGATCTGCATTTTTACTGTAACGGGTTCTGCAACCTTTCAGGCAGGCAATTAATTTTTTCGATTCCATATTATTTCAAATAAAGGGTTAATAATTTAAAGCTGTTTAAGGGAATGTTGTTCTGAGAAGCCAGTTCACGCATATCGTCCAGTTCTTTTCTCAGAGGAGTTTTCGATCTGTATACTTTTACCAGTTCATCTATGGTCGTATTTGTCATGGCTCCGGTAAAAGCAAACTTGCAGGCTGACCGTGGAGTGGCTTTCACTACCGGACAATGTTCCACAAGTACGTTCATCACTTCTTCCGCTTGTCTCCATACCGAACGTTTGTACAAAGAGGGCAGGTCAAATCCTACCACGATCAGTCTCTTCAAATCTCTTGTATTCATAATCACAAAGTTTTTTCGTATCTTTTTATTACTTTAAAAGCACTCAGCATATCTGTCCGGAGAACAAACCTATACACCTTCTCAATCACATCAAGAGGCACATTGCCCAACCGGTTTATCTTTTCACGAATCAGGTTAAGGTCGGAACGTTCTTCATACGTGAAGAATTTAAAAGCGGCTCTAAAAGTCTCACCTTGCAAGAAACTGACAAAGGTCTTCATTGTAAAGGGGACGCAATCTCCTTCCTCCGTAATAAAAGTAGCTCTGCGCAGTAACTCGATTCCCACCTTATACTTATCACCCTCCTCGCTTACTACTACAAAAGGGGTAAGTTTACTTTTTCTTATGTCTATTATGGTGAACGTAAGGTCCGGAAGTCCAGGGACGCCTTTAAACTTACTTCCTAGGATATGTGCTCCGGGAAACACCACATCTTTTGCATACGTATCAGCCGTTGCATGTTCCTTTGCGGTAAACAGGATGTCATCCCCATCCATCAACCGGAGCACTCCGTTAAATGTTCCCTTAACGCCTTCGCTAAAAGTAAAGGAAGGGATGCTGCTTACGAACCCGTGTTTTTTGGCGACTTCCTCAACGGCAGCTCTGATCGCCTCACTTATTTTCGTGTACTCTTTTCTAGCCAATCGTTTTTTCATCTTACCACGTAATTAATGTAATCAGCTATGTTACTCAATATCTGTATAACCAGGAACAACAAAAGGGTAGCTACGATCATTACGGTAGAATACATAAAGTTCCTCCACCACATCCGATACGGTTTACGCAGGGTTCTGTTCTTAAATTCACCGTCCAAGAAACGGATAAGTCTGGGTTTTTCTTCAATCATGGCTTTCATCTTTCTTTATTAATTTAGTTTCTGTCCAAGTCTTTACTTTTCTCACAAGTACGGATAGTCTGGGAGTGGTTACGGTATCATGTCCGGACTCCATACTTTCTGCCGGACCGAACGCATACGTATTGTCTTCCTCGATCCAGATATACCGATAAACCGGATATTCACCTCTAGGGTAACGAGCGACCCGGAATGTATCGAAGCGGTCATCCCAATCAAAGGCAACCCGTACTTGCCGTAACGCTTTCTCGATTTTGGCAACCTCTTTCAAGTACCATTTTTCATACGTGGAAAGTACCTCGTCCCTTTGCGGATTCTCCTCCAGGTATTCAGGGTCATACGGTTCCACTATTTCGGTATCGTCCGCCTCTTTCACTTCGTAGGTCACTTCATTTCCCTGACTGTCGTAGTCTTTGTTATTGGGGAGTACTTTTGGCTCCCCGAATACACATTTATAAACTACACCTACGGCAGCAGCCGGCAACGATTCCAGATGTTTACGGTCAAACCGTTTAGAGTCTTTCCCTACCAATGCGTCAATCATCTCACGTGTTCTCACTTTTTTGTCCTCCTTATTTTTCGTTTTACACAAGTAAACTGTCCTTTGATGTGTGTACAGAAGTAAGCTCCTCTGCTGGTTGCGTTACGGAAACGGGTACACCTATTTTTCGTAATCCCGTAATAGTAATAAAAGTAATCCCTGATCTCCAAACGCAAGCATTGTTTTTCTTCGGAGTAAGCAGCCGATTTGATAAAGCTGCTCTCCACTGTATAATTCATTCGTCCCATATCCTATCTTAACAAGCGTTTATAAATTCGGCTATCTCTTTGTAGGTATTCAGTACGGTACGTCCACGTTTATAAACGTTACCCGTCAACTTAAAACCACGTTCCTCCAAGTAAGCGGTAACGTTGGCTGTACGGTACGGCACGCTCTGTACAAAGGAGGCAACCGTTTTCACCGCTTTATCCGTATACATGGCAACATTCCCGCTGAGCGCACCGGCCAGATCGTGAATCAGCAAGTTCGCCAATACCCGAAGTTGGCTGCGGTCTTTTTGTTTACCGGAAAGAATCCGACTGAGTTCCGGCATCCGTTCGGTTTTTACATTCGGAATAGTGGCTGCGTTCAACATCTGAAACAGCAGCTCGTCCGAACAAGACATCGTAACCACGTTCCAAACTTTCGTAATCTCCTCCATAGACGGGTACACTCCTTTCCACATGGGTAACGGACGTACCAACTCGTATACGTAGTCCTTACCCGGAACCAATTTCACCTCTTTGGTTTTCGGAGCTTCTTTCCTTACCAGCTTGGTGGGAGCCTTTTGAGTTACCGGAGTCTCTTCCGCCGGAGCACTTGCTTTTCTTCTGACTCTCTTGGCGGGTTTCAGGTAGTATTCGTCATCGTCCCCACTGAATACATATTTCTCACCATCCAGCATTACGGTAAACGAATCGAAACTCTCTACTTCCTCAACAGGCAGGATCTCTGTTTTCGGTTTACGCATACCTGAAGCGATTTCTTCCAGCTCCCGGGTAATCTTCTTTGCCAAACGAGCAGTTACTTTACGGGTGTAGTACGTATCCAGCGTATCGCCGAATTTCTTTACACAAGTTTCATGGAGTTTTTCTAATGAAATAGTTTCTACAGTTGTTTTCATAATCTTCTATTGTTTTGCGGGGGACATTTCTATCACCCAGTTAATTACTTATCTAAATTCTACTACAAAATTGATACAATATTCGTTTGCTTCGATCCTATAAGGAACTTGGTGATTATCGCACGCTTTCATAAGAGCATTAGTTAAAACGGTATTCTCCTTTCTATATCCGCAAGAAAATCTATCGTTTGAACACTGAGCACATCCGAACTCACCTCCACCAAGTAAGTGATACATTCCATACAGTCTCTCACAAAATTGTTTTGATGTCATTGTTGCCATAATCGTATATTTAAAAGGTCTATATTCTAATTATTCAAAAAACAAACTTACTATTTTTTCTTTATCTCCTTCTGCTAACCACCGATTCGCATTTTCAGTAGCTTTAGCAACATTTCTAAATCTTAGGCTATCTGAAGCTATGTACAAACATAAAGTACGTATATCCATTTTCTCAGCCTGTTTGCGACTCACTTTAGTTAAAGTAACTTTGTTTGTCTTTTTATCTGTTTTACAAAACCTATTGTTTAGTGTCTCTTTTTCTGTAATTGCTTTCATAACCTTGTCTTTTAATGTTGCTAGGTGATTAACTTTCATACACAAAGATAGTAATTTTATGTTAGATAACAAACTGAAAAGAAAGTTTTATTCAAAAGGTATTGTTATTTTTAGATCAATTAACAGTTATCACATGCAAAGTAACTGTATAGGTATATACATAAGATAGTCGTACCGTGTAGCGTCCTTTTTCGTTCGATCACACACGCAGCACACACCACCACACTACATTTCTCAGGCACACACTACACACCACACACTGTCTATCACACATGCAGTCACAAAAATACAGGTCGTCTTTTCCACTCTGTGACCTAAGCGTACTACCCGAACCTAACCGCCCTGCTAAGTCCATTTAAGGGTACCCCTCTCTTGGTTCAGCTCAGTCAGCTCACGTCCAATCACTCTATGTATCTACGGGTAGATCTTTCTGGGAATAAGGAATAAGAAATTGCCGCAAAAAATTTAAAGTTATCTTTCCTTCGATATTTCTTTTAATAACTCTATCGGTTATTTATTAGATAATAGTAAGTATCTCTACTTCGTATATGGTTTACTAAAAGTAATTAGTTTATTTGCCGTTTTTAATTTGGCTTATTTAATTTCTATTAGAAAGAATAGCTACGCTTAGCAAAGTAGATTTAATTTCGCACGCTATTTTATTCTATGTATACCTATATAATAAGATACAGATTCAAATTAGAACTAAAAATTAAAATATTCGCCGCAAATTAATTTAGTTTCTAGTATATAATAGGAGTATAAGATAAGAATTAAAGTAGAAATTAATTTCCGCACGTAATTTCCAGTTTATTTTTAATCGCTAAGTTAGTTATATAAGAAAGTAGAAAGAATAACTAAAATAAAACTACGCTAATTTTAATTCTGCATACGTAATTTAATTAGTTACACGGCTAATTTACTACGTAATTACGCTAATTAGCTTCTAATTATTGTTATCGCTCGTTTTTGTGTAATGATTTTTATGAATTGGGCAAAAAGATATAACCCCCGGAAATTTTTGAGCTAACTATCTGATACTCAGTGATGGCATAAATTAGAAAATAGGCTGTTTTTGTAAACTTCCCTAACTTTTCTCAAATTAGAAGGGTAAAAACAGGGTTCTAAACAATAAAAACAGCTAAAAAAGTAAGTAAACAACCAGCCAATTAAAACTAAATAAGCGTAAATACCTGCGTAACTACACAGCTAATTTCTATAATTGCACGAACGCTCACTGCCCTACAGCTATGTGTAGCCCTGTTTTCTTGCTATCTAGCCAGTAATCTAGTAATAGGAGATTTCTATCTTTCTTGCTTACCCATCACTCCCATTACACATACTTATATTATTAATGTTATTATAATAGTATTAAAACATTTATCCGCAAAAATCCTTAGCTTTTGGCAAACTTTCCGGGGGACTTGTTTGCAGAACCGTCTTTATATAGGGGATTCTCCTTATTGCATATAGTAAGACATACCGCTTCATGGGAGCGTTTTTTAATTACTGGAAAAGGAATTTATCAGGTAGTTATAAGAAACTATGTAGAAAGGAAAATAAATAGGGAAAAATAGGTAGTTTTAAAATGCGATTTTTTAGGTACATATAGTTATAACTAACTTGGACACAAAAATACCCTCAAACTCTTTTTTAGGAGAGTCGAGGGTACTTCTCTAAAACATGATTAAGAGCAATCATTTTTTCTTTCGTGGGTTATACGCTAATGCTTTATTAATTAAAGCCCCAAATTCCGGATCGTAGTTATCAAACTTACTTCCGCCTACTTTTTCAGCTTTTGGAAGTTCGACATCTATTTCTATAATTATGGGGTTACTAATTTTTATTCCATAACAGTATTCAGTTTGTGATACCAACTCCTGTTTGGCAAAGATAGGTGGTTTTGCTGAATTTTCAGATACTTCCCAACCACATCTTTTCAAAGTGTTATAAAAAAAGCGATCTTGTAACTCCTCTTTTAGTCTTTTTTCGGCATATTCGATAACAGAAGGAATCGTATTACCTCTTGCACAAAAATCACGTATGGCTGGACAATAGCTAAGATACTTATACTCGCCATTAACTTCTCGATTGTTATTCACGAAAATCACAAGTTTTACTGAAACTTTTTCATAAATTTTTGTTTTTAATTGTTATTTCTAAAAATAAAAGGACTACCTTCACAGGCAATCCTTTCCTACATAATATGCAAATCGAATTAATTTTACTGGACTCTACTTTCACAAGTATTCTTGTACGTCCTGGATCGAATGAATTTTATAGCTAATCAATTATGACTTAAAAATGATTCTATAACTGGGTTTGATTCTGTTCTCCTAACCATGAAGATAAGAACCAACTTCTTAACTCGTTCGTTTTACTTAGCTGCGTCATTAAGTCAGCCGTTACATAATCTCCTACTTCATCAGCCTCCGAATAAATTTCATTTTGTAAAGCGGTAAGCTGTGCATAAGATCTGATTAGGTCGATTACCATTTCCCGGTCATCAGTCGTAGAAAATCCGGCATCTCCGAGAACGGATAATTCGGCAGCATCTTTTAGCGACATTTCTACGAAAACTCCTACTTGTCGTAGACGTTCTGCGCAACTATCCATACTATTCACTGCTTCATCATAGAGTTCCTCAAAATATTTATGCAGTTCATTAAAACTACTTCCTGTAATATTCCAATGGAACACATGCGTTTTTTGTCTAACAGAAGTCCAAGAAGCAAGCAGTACCCGAATCTTTTGGACAGTAGACGAAGTTAACTGTGCCATACCATATAATTTTGTATCCGAAGCAAAGATAATGAATTTTTAGACATACAATCTCCGGAAAGTGAAAAACTATTTAAAGAGCGATTTTTTCACTTCTTAGTTTTGTCTTTAATTGTTACAAAACCAAGTGACTCCTGACATTTCTCAAAAGGTAGTTCTACGGAAAATCCATCAGGGATGGTTACGGCAACCCCAAAATTATCAATTGCCTGTTCAACAATTGTTCTAGCTTCAACCCAATTATTCGCTTTTAAAGCGATTTTTCCTTTAACTGTAATAGCTACAGGGACTATATAAGTTTCTGAATCCATGTTAGTATAAATTTTCAGTACGTTTTATTTTTTGATAGTCAACACAACCTCCTACCGACTGTATATAAGCGGATCGAGAGGACAAAGTACATTCCGTAAAATTCTCCGACTCTTCCGGATAGTTCAGGATAATAAACTTATCCTTCTTTCGGGCAACTAGTAAAAACTTATGTCTGTTTTCATGGGCATAAATACCATTACCTTTCAAGTCTATTCCGGTTAGTCGGAGGACCAGTTTATTTTTAAGGGAGATAAATTTCGGGAAATTCTGAATCTCCTTTTTCAGAGCTGTTTTCACTGGCACGGATAATTATTTCGTCACAAGGCAGATAATCTGATATGTATTCCATTACTCCAAAGATTAAAGTCCTTCAAAAGTGACATGTACTGCCCGCAAACAATCACGAACATCCGAACCGATGTGCTTGTAGTATTTAGAATGTTCTACCAATACCGCTAGTAATTCCCCGGCAGTAATACCGGAAATGTTTCGGGCAACTTTACTGGCTTCGGTTGCATCGTTTGACATCTCTCCCATTGGCAAAAGAGTTAGCTTCAGGAAATTTCCATCGAAACGGTTATCTCTATCAACGGTTCTTATATAAAATGTTTCTCCATCGGAAACAGAAAAAATAGAAGGGACTCCATCTTTTTCAAGAAGAGGCATCACGGAAGATCCCGCAGGAATTTCAAACATAATATCCTGAGCTTTAAACGCATTAACTACAGACAAAGGAAGTTCTATCACATCCGTGACATTTTTAAATGCTTTGTAGTCAGATAGCCAAATAAAAGAACCGTCTTCCATAGCGACAATGAAAGGTCCGTCATCATCAGTACAAGAAGCACAAGTCTTATAGCCTAAGTTAATTAAGTGGTCAACGGTTTCATGAAATTTTCCACCGCAATAAACTTTAAAAGATCGCATAATTTTTTTGTTTTTAAGTTAGTAAATTATTGACTCCGCAGAGGTAAACCTATGGAGAAATTTTGTAGTTATTGGATAAGATTCTTCTGAAGCATAAATAGTCCCTTCAAAAGCAGTATCTTTCTTAGATAGTTTAAAAATAGGATTGTTATCGTCTTTCTTGTTGACAGAAAAACCTTCTCCAGAAGAAATGACAAAGAGGTGCTCTTTCAATGACGTTTCCGGAAAGGAATGTTCTGTACAATACTCCTGTAGAAAAACATTCAGTAAATCAGTAGCGTTTTCAACGGTCATTCCGGAACAGGTAAAGTCAATCATTTCTTCTTTCATTGTACATACTTTTGAGTAGTAAAACTTTCTCTACGTTAACCCCTCTTCTGGAGAGTTCGGTCAAAGCTACTAAAGCAATATCGGCAAGCTCTTCGACTGCTTCAGTATATTCAGGTAAATGCTCGGAAGGTTTACACTCACTTGCTTGTAAAAACTCGTCAACTTCTTCACGAAGACTGTCACAAGTCTCTTGATGGACTGAGGCTTCTTCAGAAAAAATGGTTACTTTATTTCTCAGGAGTGCGATCCTAAGAGAATCTAATGCTAAACTGTTTATACTTTTCATCTGTTTTTTAAGAAATTTTGGTTCAAATATAGGAGATAGTTAATAACTCTCCAAATTACATCTCTATCAATACCCACAAGTAATACTGATTCAATGTACCACGGTCTAAAATTTTATGTAGGGGTATTTCGGAGATCACTTTTCCTTCGTAGAAAGGTTTGAACACTCTTAATATTGTGTCTCCCTTTCGATAGTCTATATAGTAAGCACACTCCTTTTGTTTCTTAGTCCGTATAAACTTATACCATAAAATAAGATTGGTGCCTACCTGAAATAGTAAGGTAGTTAGTAAAATGATTATCATACTACCGGAATATTTAAATAAGCATTGTATTCGTCCTTTGTAGGGAAGCTACACGTAGAAAGAGGTACGCTTGACATAGCACAAGAAACCTCTAAGCGATTTCTAGAGTCAATAAAAAAGCAAGAACCTTTCAAAATAGTAACCAAAGGGGCTTTTTCACTCTTTATGGAATAAACGGTCTGAAAAATTATTGAGAATGGTTTCCCTTTATATCCCTTAGTCGTTGCTACTAATACAGTAGACTTTTTAATAGAGTCGACACTTTTTAGGTAAGATAGAACACTTACTCTGAAATCTTCATCTGTAGAAAATACTGGAGGAGTCATAGATCTTTTTTATTTTAGAGTTTATAGTTTTTAAGAGCATCAAAAAATTCTGTTCCCAATAAGCGGATAATAGAATCTTTCACAAAGTCAATAACGCATATTTTTTCTCTGTTTCCCTTTTCATAGGCACACCCACAAAATTCATCAAACGTATGTAAAAGCTTTAAATAACCAGCTTTGTTATTAGGTCCTTCATAACTCAACGGATACAAAGAGCACTCTACCGGAATAGGAAAAGATAAATCGCCACTTTTGTAAGCGTTTTTAAGGGCACAACAACGATTTTCAGAATCAGAGTAACAACATACGTTGTTATCGGATAAACAAGTGAAATTTCCGAAAGCTGTGTACACTACAGGAGTAACAGCAAACTGCTGTAGTTTGTTAGGTACATACTTCAGGAGCGTATGTCTTTTTCGGGTTAGTTCCTTAGCCTCGTCATTGGTTAATCCACCACCTAAAAGATAAGTCCCGTCTGATAAGGAAGCATAACAACACTTTCCCTTGCATACATCATAGTCACAAACAAAATACGTAGAGAATATTGCTTTCTCTACGTAGATTCCATTAATAGCAACGTATTTTTTATTAGCCATTATTCATGCCGATTAAACTGTAAAACTCTCCTCTGGTAGCTACTTCATTAAACGCACCGGAGAATCTGCACGTCTGCGTGTCAGAGTTAATATCTTCAATGCCTCTTACTTTTACGCATGAATGTTCTGCCCGAATAAGAACGGCAACGCTTTCGGTGCCTAAAATATAGCGTAAAGTATGGAATATCTGTTCACATAAACGTTCTTGCACTTGCGGTCTTCTACAGAAAAACTCAACAACACGATTGATCTTTGAAAGACCTATCACCCGTTCGTTAGGAATATATGCAATAAAAGCTTCTCCGATAATGGGTACGAAATGATGCTCACACATAGAATGAACTTTAATGTGCCTTTCCATTAGCAAGGAATTATACTGCATTTTATTTTCGATAGTTGTTATTTTCGGGAAATTATCGTAATCAAGTCCCCAAAACAATTCGTCCAAAAACATCTTGGCTATTCTATGGGGAGTACGTGCCAAACTGTCATCCTCCGTGTCAAGACCCAAACACTGCATAATATCAAAAACAGCATCTTTTATACTGGCGTATTTATCTTCGGACGTTAACGGAGTTAAACCAACCATAGGAGTTTCAACTCCCAACTCTAGAAGCATTTCATTTACGCTTGCTCCTAATACGGAATCGGTTTTTGTTTTATCTAACATATTACAAAGAGTTTAGTTTTAAAAATAATTCTTGTTTTTTATTGTCAGAAAGAGTAGTCTCAGCAATTACTTTAAGAACGTCTCTTAATGAAACTTCCTTATCACTGATAACTCTATTTACCTGAAACATGGAAGTATTTTCTAAGCAAAAATCTTTTGCAAAGGAAATAGCCACCGATTTAGTCACATCAAAAAACAATACTTGACCTAACTGTTCTACCCCTTTAGTCTGCGTCCGGATAGAATACATATTTCCGTTTTGGTACACAGATAAAGGTTCCTTTAGAAAAAAATCCATAATCACCTGTTTAAAATTAATTGTTCGTATTTAGGAAAAGCTTCGGATATTTCTTTCTGAACATCCTCCTCAGACAGAGCAGCGCTGTAAATAGCAATACTATAAAGAGCCATATTAAGATAATCTTTAACTGTTTTTTCATACCTTGCTCCAAGATATAAAGGCACATCTACATTTTTAGGAGTATCGCTAACAAATACAGAATAATCATTTACAATTTTTCTCTTCATAGTAGAACCCCAATTGCCAACAGATCCATTGTAGAACATCAAGCATTTATTTTCATAAACATCGTTATAGGTATCAAATACTGTATTCCATCCTGCATGTATTGAAATTGGAATATATTTAATAATAACAGTTCCTACTTTATATCCTACCTTATCAAGCTTTAGATAATCATCAACACCATCTGTAACTATTGCTCCTTCATATAGAGGAATTTGCTCAATTGTTACATTCTTAGTCAACGCATTTCTAACTGCAAAACCAACATTATATCCCGCAGTTTCAGAACTACTTTGAATACTTTCAGGTAAGTCGTATTCTCCATCTTCAGGAATTGGGAATACTGCACGACTACCTCCATCGGAAGGAGAATATTCATAAGTAAGCTGATCCGTTGCAGTTAATCCAGTTACTCTTACTTTAGTAGCTTTTATATGATCAGTATCATATTGGTAAGCGACAAAAGTATTGGCCGGAACAAAATTCATTATAGTAATACTATGATCATCTGTTACGAATACATTAGCAGGCTTTTTGTACTTTAAGTAATTTTCATTATATCCTCCATACCCTGACATTAAATTCCATACAAAATTGTAGGCTGTTAACTTGTTATCTAGGAGTCCGATTATTATATTACGGTCAAGGTCTATATTACCCTTCCCTTTAAAGGTGAAGAAGTCTACTAAGTCTCCACGAAAAATAGGTTTCGCAGAACCACCATTTAGTAACGATGGGGAGACTGATCCCAACCTCCCTAATTGTGGATTCATCATAACCTAACACCCATTATATTAGCTTTACCGTTTACCACTATGGTAACTCCCGACCGCACACCAAAATACTCTACGCCTCCTTTGGGAATCACTACTCCATCACCCGCTTGTGAGGAAAGTTTCAAATTAGTAGCTTCCTCAGCGTAAACCCGAATAACAGGCAAATAGGCTGTTACATTAGCAGATGTTACATTTACTGCTTCTCCCAACATTAAACATTGTACTGTATTGTTAGCAACATCTGTTGCTAGTTTACCTTGTTCATTCATACGATAAATAAGTTTTAGTTTCTGACAAATATACTAGTTAATTCTTTATTAAAACAAATATTCAGCCAAATCTTTACTCAGACGTTTTCTAGAAAGACTGATTCTACTTTTTACAGTTCCCAACGGAATACCTAATTTATCACTGATCTCTTGGTACCCATAACCGGACACACGCAGCTTCATCACAGTAGACCACGGCTTTGGTAAATGGTCAATAGTATTCCAAATATGGGTAAAGTCCATTGGGGACGGATCTACAACACTTCCGCAATACTGTTCGCTTGTTGGTACAGTGGGAGGACGGGAATTTTTCTGTCTCCACTTATTATAAAACAGATTCTTCAGAACTACTTGACACCACGCATGGAAATTAGTCTCAGGAGAAAATTTATCTATGTTGGCAGTCACCGCAACCATAGTATCCTGAAATAAGTCAGAGGCATCATCCATATTCCCGGTAAAATAGTAAGCGCTCCTCTGTAAAGAGGGAGTCACTTCTTTGATTCTCGTAGCAAGTTCTAATTGTGTCATTATAAAAATAAAGTTAGTAGTAATGTTTCTTCGGCACATACGATCAAACGGTTATTTTCATCCCATACAGATAACCCGTTTTCATCATATCCGTTCAGATAGTAGTTACTGTATCTATTTACAAGGTCACGGCAACGAATGTGCACATGTTTCCTTGAATGGGGTGCTTTATCTAGTAACGTTATGGAATCACTAAAAGACGGACACTCACAATTTTCTGTCACGTCTATAATCTTATAGGGTCCTGTACCATACGAAGTACGAACTAGCATTTTAGGTATAAATCTTCCCATCACATTCTGCATTTTAAAAGTCTCGCACTATGGGTTCCAGGTATTTCCAATACCTCAGAAATGTGGAGAACATCCGTAAACTTCTCAAAAAACTTTATGCAATTATACGGAATAAACACCTCACAACCGGAAAACTTTCCTATGTAATTAGGTCCGTCATAATCTTCTTCAAAAATAGCATCTATCGCTTCGTTCAAACACTTAACAGCGAAATCATTCCCTTTGTCTTTGGTAAAAAGTATTTCTGCATGAAAAGGAAGTTCTTTATTCAAGAAATTGCAGATAGGTGTAATTTCTTCCGGAAATCTTCCTCGTATAATTATTTTGGCATCCCCTATAGGATGTTCTTCCGGAAACAGAAGCGAAAACAAATTTGGTTCTAGCATAGCGGAATTTCTTTTTTAAGATGTGTAAATATACGGGTAAACTTGAAAACTTCCAAATTGAGGCAGAACGCTTAAAAAAATAGGGTGTTACATATCACATGCAGCACCCTATACCGGAATAGACGAAAATAAACCTTAGAATTTATCTTCTACGTGAAAGTACCACCGAACCCAATTGGGACGGTCCTTGTCTTTTAACTGAGTAACGGACAAGTCATAGCAAGCCTCGATGTACTTGTCTTTGTTATCTCCTACCCATTTTAAGATGGCACTGTTCTGATCGGAGAAAAATTTGTTCATGGTAACGTAAAGCGCCCATTTATTGTAGTATGGAGCACACTCTATTTTACCACCCATCTCTTCAATGATCTTAAACAGGTCATCAGCATCCCTCCATTTAGGGCCTTTACTTCCATCCTGATTAACGAAGTGGTCTACAACCGCATCCGCTTCGGTTTCGGTCAGGAAATTATAATACTTTAGTGTTCCATCGAAACACTCGTATACCTCTTTGGCATCACGAAAATTCGTATCAGCCAACAACAAAAACGTCTTCTTGAACATATCCATCGACATTACAATATCTTCTTTATCGTTAGTCTTCATGGCTTCTTTCAAGAGAGCGTCAAACTTTTCTAGCAATTCTTTCTTATCCATAGCTATTTACAATTAGGGCATTTTATCGGTCGAGTCGGCATTTGCTTTATCGGTTTCGGAATATATTTTGCCATAGGTTTTCTGATAAAAGTAATTAAAAACATTCAGAACTAATTCTGTCCATAATGCACAATAGGCGCAAGAAAAAGCGGCTAAGAAAGCGAGGATAATTCCCCACTTTAAAACAAGCAGGGAATATCCAAGTGTACTCCAAAAAGTCAAGCATTTGGAACAATTTATCAGGACGTTACGCTTTGTATGAAAAGTTACTGTATCAGCAAGTCCCAAATGGTTAAAGAGTACGGCTATTAGCATTATGCACAATAAGTCTTTCATCACTTCACTTTAGAGGCAGCTACAGCAGCACTTTCCTCAGAGGCAGTTGCAAACGCTATAGTTACAGGGGTCAATAAATTGTAGGCAAACACATTGCCGTTACATTTTACATTAGCTGCGGAATCCAAAGTAGCACCTACAGTAAGTGTAGGAGCAGAAGTCTTAACTCCAGCAAAAATACAGTCAAATGTTTCTGCGAACATCTTAGTAAGCGGTCGGCAGCAACATCTATTAGCACCTCTAGGTAAGTACGTGATACTACCTTTTGCAAGAATGGTGAGATACGTCATCCCATTAACAACTTGTTGACTAGCAACGGAAAATTTAACGTCAGCCGTAGGCTGAATATCTGCGTTCAAGCAGTAGCATTGACACAGATTCTCGGTTATACTGCAAGCATATTGCTGCGAGTTAGCCGAAATTGCGATAGGAGTTACATGAATCATAATCTTATCCAATTATTTTTTAGTTTCTTTTTCCGGGACTTTCTCTTTTACATCTTCCTCCCCCGGAATTGAAGGAGCTATAGGGGCAGTAGCTTGCGAAAATAACGGGGACAAAATTGTTATTAACGAGGAAATCATCTCTTGCTGTTGCAGGAGTAGTTCTTGGTTCTTCAAACCAAATTGCACAGCACAATATGTCCAGTTATTGATACCGCAAGTACTGCAATCTTTATCACATCCTTGTTTAGCCATTTTCGTTACTTATTTAAAAAATTAATAATTCCGGTTTTTACTAGAAAATTATCTTTCCAGTGAGAAAGAGCTTCAGCAAGTTTCTTAGCGGTCATTACTCTACCTTCTTGTCGATTCTCTTCTATAAAGTCATATACTGCCTTGGCAGCATCTTTAACTTCCTGTTCATCTTCTGCGTAGATGAAAACTTTGAGTTCAAAAGGTTTCAACATCTTATTCACGGTTTACAATTATTCTACTGGAGGTAATGGTGGCGGAACTTCCACAGGAGCAGAAGGAGCCACACTTATTGTCTTACCGGATCGAAAACTTTGTACCATGTTAAAAGCCTTCGCTAAATCTTCTTGGTTTTCTTTCACCCATCCAAAAATTCCTCCGGCAGTTTCTTTCACTTGTTGAAAAGTAGTAGGAGCTACAGGATCAACATCAGGCAAATCCATGTCCTTTGCAAAGTATTCATACATCTTCATAGCTTTGTCAACATCCCCTTTATTAACCGCTAGACAAGTTAATTTCAGAGACAATTTGCTTGTAGGTCTAATACCTTTCATCATTTCTGGGGTCACTTTATTTCTATTCCACATATTAAGGTACTAAAGGGAGAATTAGGCAGAT